TATTTGAGCCAGATATGCGTTAACGTCTGCCAATTGATATCACCTCCCTGCTATGTGTTAACATCTGCCAATTGATATCACCTCCCTGCTATGTGTTAACATCTGCCAATTGATATCGCCTCCCTGCTATGTGTTAACATCTGCCAATTGATATCGCCTCCCTGCTAAGTTATACTGTTTAAACTGTTTGCCATCGTTATAAAGTAACTACCTAAAACTGGATCACCACTCGACTTATTGGTTATTCCCGTGGAATACATGGACCCTATTGCAAACCTGGCCTGGTTAAATCTTGCTGCTGTTAAAGTTTTGTCACTGCTGGTCATCTTATTGAAAGTGGTCAATGCACTACCGTATTTATACACCTCAAATGCTGTAATTCTATCTAAAAAGGCGTTCCATCTGGAGTAAGTTAGAGTTGTTAGGCTCCCATGATTATTGAAAGCGTTCAATTCGGCAGTAGTCCAATTAAAATTACTAGGTCGTAAGCTGGCTTGAGTACTATAGGTGTCCATACGGGTATGTGTAATTTCATAGCCCGCTTGATCGTAGAAAACTGCTGTAAAAGTATGATTTGTACCTGGAGATAGATTTGTTTTAGTAGCTACACTTGTAGTCCAATTAGTACTTCCTCCATAATAAGATTGTGTACTAAATTGATTGTTTGAACTATCGCAAAATATCTTACAAGTATGAGCTGGCGTACTACCTCCATACCAAGCATGAACAGATATACTATTTGAAGTTGATGAATCAAAAGCTATATTGCTCGAAGGAATACCACTTATAGTAAAATGAGAAGTACCAACAGATGAGCCATTAATATAGAAGGTAACATAATAATCACCATTTTCAACAATTTCATCTTGACCGCTTAAACCAAGACTTATTTGTGTAGCATAGCTGACCCAACCAATCCATACAGTAAAATATCCCCAACCACCGCTAGGAGCAGTCCCCCCATTAAAAGTAAAAACACAACGATTATCTCTACTTCTATACCATCTGGCAACAACTGAAGAACCTTCGGGGATATTACCAGTATAAAGGGCAACTATAACTTCATTGTCAATGCCATAATGGGCGGGAGCAGTAGCATTACCATCATTCAATCCGCCTATATTTGATAAATCAAAAGAAGACGTAGGATTAGATATTGACCAAGGAGCATCACCAATAATTGAAGAAAACACACTAGATAAATAGTTTGGTAGACTTTGACCAAAAATAGTTAATGTTCCGCTTTGTCCAGTTATCCCTTTACCTATTGTTATCGACATTTAATCGCCTTCTATTCTTGTGGGGGAGTTATAGGTGCTGCAGATCCTGCACCACCGCCATAATTTGCTTTCATTAAAATTTACCTCGCTTTCCAAATAAATTACGGTTGAATCTTCACAAAATGTATGCAATAATTTCTAAAAGAGAAGGGAGTTGGTATAATGTTCCAAAAATCAAAATATCTTCTAATCGGCCTTGTCACCTGTCTAATCGTGGCCACCGCCACATTTGCCATGGCTGCTAACCCAATCAAACTCATTGTCAACGGTCAGGAGATCCAATGTGACGTGCCGCCTCAAAACATTAACGGTCGTGTTTTAGTCCCAGCCAGGTTTGTTGCAGAATCCCTTGGTGCCAGTGTGACATGGGATAGTACTAATAATGCAGTTGTGATAACATCAGCTACACCTTTGGCGGGTGAAGAGAAAAATATTAGCTCTCCAACCGTGGAAGCTGGAGAGCAGGGAGTGAAGGAAACCACCTTCAAAGGATTGAAGGCTATTGAGGTTGATGGGAAAATTTATTTTGGTTTAACTGAATGGACAGATAAAATGCGCAAAACCGGGAAAGAAGTGAAAACGACATTTAGTGATAATGTTTTTAATGTTTTGATAGATGAGCAAAACATTTTTATCCTAAAAAAAGACGCAATACTTTATAGAGAGATTGTTTACATTGATAGTGAATACTATATCGATTAACCAAATACAGCGATTGGGGTTCCAACATCTCCTTTTGTTGCTACTTCATTATCTGGCGAATCAGAATTTCCAATATAAACACCAAACGCTGGATTAATAATAATGTTTCCCATTGCGGTTATACCTAAAGAATCACCAATTGTATAAAGATAAAAATTGTCTTTTAAATATATATATTTATCTTCCGATTGAGCATATTTTCCTAAATATACGTTATTACCTACTTTCAAATCCGTACCAACATCAATGGTTGTATCAGATGTAATCGTTCCGCCCCTAATATCTGGGCTTTCTATAGTTGTTTGCGTGATCTTAGTCTTAGTAATATACGACGGAAGATCACTGGCTGGCAGTGCCCCAATATCCTCTGGTGAAGTTGGTATTTGTCCAGTGGATGCAACACCATCTGGTAAGTTATCCCATGTAATAACACTGCCTGGCCCCATGATAACATCACCTGAGAAACTACCCTTTGTGGCTGTTAGTTTACCATCGGCATCGACCTTGAACGCCCCGTTACCAATATTTATAGAGCCTTTTTTAATAGTTAAAGTTCCTGTGGAAAGATCAAAAATAACATTTCCATCTATATCTTGCAGTTTTCCGGTTTTTATTAGATCGGCATTAAGTATTCCAGCCGTAATAAAATCAGCCACAATAGCGCCATCCATGGTAATGGCTAATCCAAAGGTTTCACCACCATCATTTGAATATGCAAGACCGTTGATATTCCATTTCCAAAGCTTAGTTGCTTTTGTATAATCTTTATCATTTGAAATATACATAGTATTGGTTCCATATTGGTCTTGGGTAATAGTGATGTAACCGTTGGTAGCCATATTCATGATTTGGGTGGCATTTTCTTTGGCTTCTTTTAAAACACTCTGAGCTTTTGGAAGACTTTCAATTTTCTGCAAAATACTAGTATTGGTTTGGTTATTAATATTCGTCAAAGAAGTTTTGATAGAATCCCCAAGTTTAAACTGTGTTTTTTCCGGGCTATCAAGTGGAATTTCAAGTTTAGTAACTGGAAAATGTCGATCCATACCGTGAGGTTTAGAGATAACCCGAAGCTCATCGAGCAACTTAACTGCCTCATAATTCACATCTAAATAATGCAAATCCAAAGCACTAAGTTCAATAGACATATTGTCGAACTGAATATCGGAAAGATAAGCTTCGGCTTTAGACAACAATGACGATGCCGTACTTACATCGTCCCAATGAATAACTTTTTCAATCCACCCGTATGAAGCCACTGCTTCGCTCGATTGCACATAAAAGCTACCATTATTCACACTTTCTACAGTTAAGTAAGCATCCAGAGCCTCAATTGGGCTTTCATCCAATCGATTACCAAGAGGAATAATTACTGTAGCAAATTCCGTTAGATCCCATTTGCGTGTAAAATCCAGAAGATTCTTGCCAAATTCGATTATCTGACTATTAGTATTGGGGTAATCTGCTAAATAATCCAGGTATCTTACACCATCGACTTTACGAATTCTAAGATGTCCTCCAAGCTTTTTTACAAGCTTTTCATTGATACACTCTATAGTTTTTTCGTAATTAGTGTAGCGATATAAAGGGTCATCAGAATCGGTAACCGTTACGCTGCCAATGGTAAATTGCTTATCGTCAGCCACCTTAGAATTATGGATATTTATCAAAGTTTCTAAAAATCCTCGAACCGTTTGTCCATAATATTCAGCAGGTGGTTGTGTACTGTCATTTAAAAATGCAAGCTCGCCCTCACAATAAAGAACTCTATTATTCCAAAAATCTTTATCTTCTGATAATACTCGACCGGCCCATATCTCTTCGCCATCTTTGTGAACCGAAATATCACTTACCATTCGAACTATTGTACCGTATCCGATGTTCGATGGCGGAAGAGTCATTGATAAGGAACCAGCTGCGCTGTCTTCAAGCGTTAACTTCGGATCTATAACTTTCATATTGTCGAGAGCAAAAGCATCATTGTATATACAAATACCATCGGCATAAATCGAATACATAATCACAACCTCCCTTGTCTGAAATTAATTGATACGGTACCCGTACCAGAAACACATTTGAAATATACGGTTACAGTATCGCCAAGAAACAAAAATTCGGGAATCTGTGTTGTTCCATTTTGAACTAATTTGGTGATATCGATCCCTAATTCGTTGTTGATGAAACGGATATACATACCGTTTCCCGATACAGTACTAACAATAAACGACGGACAAACTGGCGCCCTGCCAAATAAACCTTTTTCAAACGTGTGAGCTTCATAAGATTCTGTAACTGGAATACTTTTAAACACGTTCGCTGGAATAATTCCTGTGTAAAAGTTAAAAATGTCCCATTCCCAGTCATCTAAAGACGCACGCGAAAGCCATTTATATGGCCCAAGACTATAATCGATAACAATTTGAGACCGATCTTTACTACTTTTCCATTCGTTTATTGTAAAACGTCCTTCATAAAAATACTCTTTGTCATCTTCGAGAATGGCTCGCATAGTTCGGCCATGTAAATAATCCATAATGTCAGAATAGGCTTGATACCATTCTTTATACCCGTTCATAACAATGAATTCTAAACTGCCCTCTCTATTTGTATAAACCGGATACCCGGTGAGTGATTCTGACAAATCAATAGAACCATCTGCACCGGGTATATCTAACAGCTTTCTTTTTAGCGACGGAGGATTAAATACCGGACGTGAGGAAGGAACAATGCGCCAATCGTCCCACGTATTCTTATCTCCGAAAGTAATTGAATGGTACAATTGTTAAATCCCCCTTCCTTCATAAATTACTCGTTGCCCAAAAGAAGAATCTAAAGGACCTACTAGGGCTCCAACTAATGTGCCGGTATCCATTACGATCTTTAATTTACTCATGGTATTGGCCAAAACCGACATGTCATTACGAAGTTCTCCTATTGCTTTTACTACGTTATCATTGTTCGATATAACATTATTTTGATTGTTCGAAGAAGCAGTATTATTCATACCCATACTATTTTTTCCGGCTAATTCGATTGATCTTTTCGAAGAAAGCAATCCATTAATGTCATCAGCGCCACTTGTTATAGCAGATAGATCAAGTACCGGTCGGATCGTAGGTTCCATATCCATATCAGAGTTCAAAGCATCTGTTATTCGTGAAATGGCATTAGCTATTCCATCGATAGCACTTTTACCAACATCCTCAGATGCTGATGCCACTTTCGAAGAATAACTTTTTAAACCTTTAACAAATCCTTCATCAGAGTATCTACCAATATCAGCAAATACTTTAGAAGGTGAACGAATGCCTAACAGATTCTTGGCTGCAGAAATAGCGTCAGAAACAACTCCCTTCGCAGCTGAAACGGCGCTACTAGCAGCATTCTGTATACCACGCTTTAACCCGTTAATCAAATTGCTACCCATCGAAGTGAACTCAGATAATTTACCACCAATTCCAGATAAAACATTTGATACAACGTTGATAGCCGCATTCTTAACATCCGAGAGTTTATTGGAAATTCCATTTTTGAAATTGGACATTGATTCCTTACCTTGTGTAAAGAACTCCCCCATTTTATTGGATATAGCTGAAATTAAACCAGTTACAACATTGATAATGGCTTTGGTCGCATCGGAAAGCATATTATTAATACCATTGATGAGACCCTGAATAATATTTGTGCCAATATCAGTAAATACTTTAGAAGGTGAATTAATACCTAAGAATACCAATATAGCTTTCAATAATGATTCAAACAAGTGAATAAATGCATCTCTGATACGAGGAGCATTTTCTTCTATACCCTGAGCTAATCCATCAATGATGCTAATAATAATGTCAATACCAGCTTGAATGACGTCGGGAATCATCAATGCAGTTCCTTGTAGGAAGTTTATTATTATTTCCATACCAGCTTGCATAATCCGAGGAATGTAATTAACTAATGATTCTAATAAAGATGTTATCAGTAGTAGGAATGCATCAACAACTTTTGGAATTATGACTATAATCGCGTCAATAAAAGCGGTTAAAACTGTTGTCATTGCAGCAAATAATTTTGGATAAGCTCCAGCAATAACTTCAGCGAAAGCCACTATTCCTTCACCAATCATTTTGATAGTCGTTGGAATTAATCCTATAAGACCGGTTACAAGCGCTACTAATGCTACTGTGCCAGCAGTACCGGCTACCGCCAAGGCCGATAGTCCTGCTGATAATGCTAATATACCGCCGCCAATCGCTGCAACTCCTATACCTAATAATACAATAGCTGCAGCCAGCCCTAATATAGCTGGAATTGCTGGGGTTAATAACATTGAAGCTAGACCAATAACTGTAAATGTTCCAGCTAACCCAAGCAAAGCTATTCCGATCTGCGCTAGAGACAATGAACCAATCGTTTTTAATGCCCCAGCTAACATAACAATTGAGAGAGCAAGAACACTAAAAGCAAGGGAATCAACTACTGAACTCGTTTTCGATAGTAGAACAAAAGCACCTATAATAACCCCTAAAGAAACGATTAATGCCGTTAAACTCTTTGCTATTTCTTCCCATGACATACTGCTAAATGCTTTTAATGCCTGTGATAATAGTAACATGGCGCCAGCAACATCCATCAAAGCAAGTGATTTTATAAAAATACCGTTGGGTAGTGCCATGAGAGCCAACGTCACAATAGCAAGAGCTGAACCTAGGGATATCAATCCTCTGCTCATTTCTTCCCACGACATGCCACCCATCTTTATAATAGCAGCTGCAAATATATTCATAGCAACACCAAGAATGGTTAAACTAGCGGCTGTTGCGATTACTTTTTTAGCGTTACCGGCAACATTTATAAATATAGCAATAGAAGCTAACATAACCGCAAGCCCGGAAAGTCCTTTAACCAAATCACCAAGATTAATACTGCTTAATTTCTTTACCGCACCGGCTAAGACAGTTATAGCAGCTGCTAAAAGTAGAATTCCAACACTTTTTATTGCTCCCATTCCACTTAAATCAGCAACCTTCATAAATAACACTAATTCAGCCATTAAGACACCGACTCCAACTAATCCCTTAGCTAAGTCGGCAAGGTCTAACCCCCCTAATTGTTTTACAGCTTGAGTGAGAATTAGAATTGCTGCTCCAAAAACAATAAAGCCTACGGAAGCTGATATCAGACTTTTTGAACTTGTTTCTAATGCTTTTGACACCTTTATTAAAATAACAGATAATCCCGCTATGCCAACAAGACCTTTTATTACTCCATCCCAATCAAGATTACCTAACTTTTGCATAGCTGATGCCAGTATAAGAACAGCTACCGATAAACCAATCATTCCGGTCGTGATTTTTGCCATCGCTAAAAAACCACGAGGTCCAGTAAGAGTGCTAAACGCTGACATAGCAGCAAAAAGTTCTACAAACATTATGGTCATAGCACCTAACGAAACTGTGAGTTTTTCGGAATCTATCATCGATATAGTTAACAATGCAGCAGCTAGTATACCAATAGCTATAGCTATTTTTAATAATACGTTCGCTTTTAAATTGGATTGATAGGCTTCAAGACAACCTCTAACCCCATCAAAGATGCCTGTAATACCAGATAAGAATCCTCCAGCACTATCTGTTATTTTTGTTAGAGAATCTATGAACTTTTTAATTCCAAATAATATTCCAGCAAATAAACCACTGTTTATGAAATCAAATATAGAATTAAAATTGGCATCGTTTAACGATTTAAATATACTCGCACTCAATCCACTCAATATCTTACTGATCGTAGATGCTAGATTGTAGAAGAAAGAAAGGAAACTTTTAAAAGCTTCGCCAATTTTAATTAGAGGTTGAAATCTCTTTTCTATTTGCCCGGTGAACTCATCAATGCCAGTCATGTCTGGTGCCCTGACAGCTTCAAAAGCACTTGCTATCAGATCAGTAAACATTACAATTCCTTCTGCCACTGGTTTTAATACTTTACCAATGTTTTGAATTGCGACATTAAACGTATTCGAAGACTTTAATGCATCGCGAATAGCAACTATAAAATCTCCAATACCTCCGGTTACTGAAAGGAAATTGCCGGTGACTGGAAATAAGGTTTTGGTAAGAGAAATAAAACCTCCAGTAATTGCTGTTAAAGCCATCCTACCAATATCAAGAAGAGCGAAAAAACCTTTGAAGGTGCTTTTTAGATTTGCAGAAGTAGCCTCACTAAGTTTAAGGTGTTCAGTAAGTTTACGAAGTCCCTCACTAAAAGAATATAATTGTTCGGCTGTAATAGGTGGAAATATCTCTCTAAAGGCTTCTTTGATAGGTGTGATGATACTAATTACGCTTTCAAAGGCGTTTCGTAAAGCCTCAATTACCGCTGTCCTACCGCCCAGATCTTTCCAACCCTGGAGAACTTCATTTCTTGCATCTGCTGATTTACCGATAATACCACCGAATATATCACTAAGTTCAGTAAGAAGTTCTTTGGCTTCCTCAAAATCACCAACAATGATTTCCCAACTCTTAGTCCAGCCAGACTGAGCTGCTTCTTTCAAAGTATCAAATAATTGGGTGAATGTTTTAACTTTTGTGGCAGCATCATTAGCAGTTTGACCCATCTTGATAATAGACTTAATCTGCTCTTCGGTATATCCCATTGTACGAAGCTGATCCTCATTGAGGTCCCCTGTAAATTTAGCAAGCGTCTCGGTTAATACTTCGGAAGTAAGCCAACCATCTTTAAGTGTTTCACGAAAACTTCCTTCGTTTTCTATCATTTGGTCAATAGCAATACCATGTACACGAGCAGTATCTTTCAAAGCATCCTGAAATACCTGACCGCCCATCCCGGCATTAACCACAGAGTTCCAGTCCATAAGTTTAACTGTACCAGATGCCAAAGCCTGAGAAAGTTGATACATAGCCGTACTTGCTTGTTGACTTGTGGAACCAGAAACAGCGGCTAGGTTAGCAATACCTTTAATTGCTGATACAGATGTATTTAGATCAATCCCTGCTGCGGTAAAGGTACCAATATTACGGGTCATTTCCGTAAAATTATAGATGGTCATATCGGCATAATGATTCAATTCATTAAGTGCTTTGTTTACTTGTTCTAGGGTCGTTCCCTTCGAAGAAGTATTTGCTAAAACAGTTTGAATTGCATTGATCTGGGTCTCATACTCTTGAAAACCCGTTTTAATCGGATCAATAGTTAGGGCCGAAACGATCCTCTTTCCAGCATTAACTGCAGAATTGGTGATATTTGCGAGGGCGGTTACTGCCATGACCTCAAGAGCTGAAAACTTAATACGGACCGATTCTACAGCTTCACTAAGTCCTGACATACTGTTATAACTTCCGGTCAGATTCAAACTTTGTTTAAGTTTATCAAGAGTTGACATTGTAGTTTTGACGTTTGACTCAAAGTGTTTATTATCAAACTGCATTTCAACGACTCTTGAATCCACTGTCTTGCTCATAGCTTAGTAACCTCCCTCCATGCTTCATTTACTATTTTGTCAAAAATAGGCTGGATAGCAGGATTGATATAATCTCGCCCCTGTACCCAGCCGCCGTTACGAGTTCCATGACCGTATTGTAGAATGATGGCTATTGGAACTCCATTTTGAATGTTTGAGTTATGAAAATTAATTGTCGCTGATCCTTGTTTATTAACGATGTCATAACGCCATGAATTGGCTGTTTGTCCGGAGTCGACTGGTGTTGCAGACGCAAGGGCGGCTACTCCCTCTCGACCGTACTTGTCGAGATCACCAAGACGAACTGCCTCTTTTGCTCTCTCTAAGAAACGTGTCAGTTTAGAGAAATCTCCCTTTTGCCTGAAACTTATCATATAAAATTCTCCTTTTAGAGAAATGTTGTACCGCTCTTTGAAGTTGAGATATTTGTATCCGTTGAAATAACATCGATAATAGTCTCTATAGCATCTGATGCTGTTTGTAGTTCTGTATTACTTTCTTCAAAAGCAATCTTAATAGCGGCGGCAAGTTCCTCCACTGAAATCTTTCCATCATTATTAGAGTCTGCAAATACAATCCGAAGTTTGAATTTCTGATAGATGTATATAGAGGCGGGAATTATTGCTATGATTGCACTGGCTATAGTCGAAACATTATTATCGTTTCCCCAAATTAGATTAACCATCGCTAGAATAAATGCACCAACAACACTCCATAGAGTTGCACTCGTTTTAAATTTTGTAATAATTGTGTTCATATGATGACCTCCGTTCTAAATAACTGGGCTATTATCGTTACATCCACTATCCTGCTTGAAATTCGCAGCCTTTGCTGTTTCAAAGGTTATACCGCCCTCCCGGTGATCCGACTTCGCAAGATTGAGATATCCGGTAAGACCCGCTCCGATAATTACTTCTGCTAAACCTACTGAGGCTGTCAACCACGCTGCCGTGGAAGTATACTCGTTTTTAATACAGTAGTACATCAGGACAAGAGCCTCCTGTGCGATGATAAATCCAGCAAGCACGACCAGAAGTGTCATTACCTTGCTCCATTCACTTTTTTTCTTTACGGGAGCGGCGGTTTCATGCTTACCCGGTTCCATTAGGCTTTACCCATAAGCTGAGCAAAGCGGTAAAGCACAGTTACAAACTGCTCGCGAGTCAAGAGGTCCTCCCACATATAGTTCGGATTTCCGTCCTCTCCGGTTCCGCCTCCTGCAATTAAACCGATTTCAGTAGCCCAGGTTCTAGCTTCTTTACTGTAGGCGTTACTGTCGTTATCTTTTAACTCCTGCCGCATTTCCAACCAGAGCTCCTTAAATTTTTCAATATTCATGTCGTCATCCTCCATTTCGGTATTAAGACGCTTATTGACCTCATCAGCGATTTGTCCATGTCTATTGTATAACCAGTCGCCAGGGCATGATTTGGCCGCAAACCACCTGTGTACTGTCATATTCTGTTTATGGATCTGCCCAATTAAATTCTTATCAGCCTTCCATAACAATGCTTTAATGTTGTTTCTCTTGCAGATATCCACCAAAAGATTAATTAATGATGCATATGCTTTGTCAGATACCGGCCACGGATCAGCGGTTACAGTATTAGCCACCTCAATAGTAATTGCCCTGTTATCGTTAGATGAAGATGAGGTACACCATGATCGATTAGCTTCGTCAACATACAAGGCAATACGTCCATCGCTGCCAATTCCATAATTACTGCTGGCTTTACGAGCTGGGTTGGCGAAAAGATTTCCGCAACTCTCAACACTAAGATTTCCAGCCATACAATGAATAGATATGGTATCAATAACGTGACTACGCTTACCGGAATGATTCGGTGATAATTTTGTATATGTTACTAGCGAACTATTACTCATTTTATTTACCTCCTCTCCTTTGCGAGTTTATCCTTTTGTATTTAATTGTTTTCTACGAGCCGCATTCAAAGCAGCGTTTCGGCTCATTATTTCTTTCTTATTTCTCTTCTTAGGTGGCTGATTCTTAATGTTACAAACTTTAATTAAAGTAAGAAGACGATTAAGATGCCACTTCTGACATTCAAATGGAATATTCAACGCAATCATCCAATAATAAATAAGCTCAGCTGTAATTTGCTCTCTACTTGTTTTACTGGTTTTTTCATCCGAAAAATAAATGGCTGTCATTGGAGCTTCTATATACTCGTTAATTTCGCAAAAGTTTCCATTAGTGAGGTAGTTATATATTTCCGGGTTTACATTCTGAGTAAGAGTCATAAATTTTATGTAATCTAAAGTTTCTTCGGACGATTTTTCATTTTTGGTTAGGAACGCTTTGCACCATTTAGACTCCCATTTTGAAAGAGAGACGAGGGAATGCTCCAGAGACAACGTCTGCTCTTTTGTAAAAACGAATTCTTGTTTAATTTCGTCCCATTGTTCAACAGATGGTATTGTAATCCGAAGCATTTTTCACCCTCCCAACATTTTTATTGATGCGTAACCGGAGCCGATGTCGATTGTGTAGGAGTTGCTGGAACAATTCCATTGACAAACTTCGCAGCTGCATCCGCATCGGTCGCTAGTTCCATAAATAATTGAGAATAGGCCTCAGTTTGAGAAAATGCCATGGTTATATCATCAGATTTAATAAAACGCTTACCATCTGGGCTCTTCTCACCATAAGCTTTAAGTACCAATTCTTTAAAAATCTTAATTATTGCCGGAGCATCCTGGGCAGCTACAATTTTCTGAATCATCTCAGCCAAACCTCCAGTGGTGCTCATTTCCATTTCCATAATCTCAGCTTTAGAGAAGTTAAAGTAGAAATCCTCGGTCCTCTCAGAACCGTTATAGTCAGTGTAAGTAATTGTTTTTTTCAACATGATATTTTTCTCCTTTCAATAATAAAAAAAATAGGGAAGCCGCAAGCCAATCTCCCTGAATACGGCTTCCGCAAAAACACACATGAAATATCATTAATCATAGACCGTTGATTGTATTTGGTTTCCAAGATTATCCAGAATAAATTCGCCGTTTGAATCTCCTAAATACGCATGGATTTCGAAAAGCTCTTTAATTTCTGAAATCAAAGGAAGTCTTGCCGAAGCATTAGAAGAACCATATAATGCTTCTTCTATACCTCTTAAAACATTTACTAACCCAAATGATTTAAATTTCGTTGAGTCAAGAACCAAAGATGCAGTAGGTTTAAATCCATCAACCAATGCCGGATTAGCACTTATATCCCAGGAAAAAGTTATCGCTTCCGGACTATCATTTATGGTATTAAATTCTTTTTCGGAATCAAAGGCTAGGCAATCATAGATAATATGGATTTTATATCCAAAATCGTTACCGTTAATGTCATTACCTATTAAAGTTCGATAACATAGTCCAAAACGTGATTTTTTTTGTTGACCAATCGTAATTCCTGGAATTATTGAATGTTGACCGAGACATTTCTTGAATTCTTCTGGATATGTGTAAGCTTCTATTGTTGCATTGAATTCTTCTACAGACATAAGATTCAAATATTTAGTATTGTCAGCGTATATGGGCGTAGGTTCAGCTCCGGAAGGACTTTCGGTTGCCGCTGTAAATCCGTTCCAGACAACGCCTTTAGGATATTCTTTTGAAACTTTTAAATATAAAACAGCGTGGTCAATTCCAGTTTCGTATAAACGCTTACCGTTTTCGTCCCATATAAGTTTAGAAATTCGAACCTCCTCCCTTCCCTAAATTAAAAAAAATAGAGCCCCCATATTTCAGAGAGCTCTAACAAACGAAAACGATTAAACTATGGTAGTAAAGTTCTTGACTTGAGCAGCAAGAGTCTTTCCGTAAATATCTACTACCCCGCCAATTGAGACAATATAAGTGGAACTATTGGAAAGATTTGCAGTCGGATCAAACGTAAGTATTTTACCAGTTGAATCCCATGATTTCGTTCCGGCAACGATAGTTCCATCAGATTTAGTAACAACTATAGATTCACGGAGAATTTTGTTGTTAAAAGTCAGGACAACATTAGCATCAACGGCTACGTTATCTGCGTCATCTGCAGGAACAATTGTAGATAATGCGATAGCATCCGGAACAGTTCCTCCAAACAAAGACGAAATCTCATCGGGAAGCGGAAGATACGGATCGTTATCTATAGTACCATAGAGAATTTCCTCAAGAGCTTCTAAATCGGCAGCGTCTACCTTAGTAGAATCTATGACGATGGAAGCAGTCGGTTTAAAACCGGTCACAGAAACAGGAGTAGTAGTTATCTCCCAAGAGAAAGTAATAGCTTCTGGACTGTCGTTAATAGTGGAATAACCTTTTTCAGAAGGAGCCGCAAGAGCACCATAAATTATGTGAAGTTTATAACCATGGTCATTACCATCAACGTCGTTACCCAGAGTGGTCTTATAAGAAAGCCCAAAGACTTTTCGATTCTGCTGTCCGATCATCACGCCGGTAGCAATCTCAGCGGAACCGTCACACTGAGCAAATTCATCTGGATACGTGTAAGCCTCGATAGTTGCACCAAACTCCTCAGCGGAAAGAAGATTCAAATATTTAATATCGTCAGCATATATAGGCGTAGGCTCAGCTCCGGAAGGACTTTCGGTTACCGCTGAAAGTCCATTCCAAGCAACACCAGTGGGATAAATACCGCCAGTTTCCTGGGGGTAGAGCACGCCCTGTTTTACACCGGTCTCGTAAAAACGCTCACCGGTCTGGTCCCAAACAAGTTTAGACATGTTTTTATCCTCCTTTTAAAAATGTAGAATGAAAACGTCATGATTGAGATTGTTCGATTCAAAGTGCCGATTAAATTGACAAGTTGGTAAAACCGCTACCTTATTAACAATCGAACTATCGGGGTCCCCATCAATGACTGTTACAGAATATTTCCTTTGAGATAAATAAACCCCGTCATCTGCAAACGTATTCTCGATGTCTTCGAGACCGTAAACAATGGCGGGGTATTTCATTTTTACTGATTCAGGGGGTTGAAAATACACGTTTCGACTTCCGAGAAGATTCTCGAATAAAGTCTGTAGTTCAAGCCTACTGGGCATTGTATACACCCCCTATAGTCAGTATTAATCTAGGGTACTGAACTTCAACATTTGTAATCTTCCATTTAGCACCCATAAACTCAACATATCGCATCGAATGAAAATTCTCATTGGCAAACGGATCGGACACAATACTGATCTCATTTGCAACATTGATGTTGTCGTTGAGTTGATCGGTAGTTTGAAGCCTACGAGTGTTTCGAATAAAATCACCATAATATGTTTTTTCAGTAATCTCTTCTTTCCACACCCCAGGCTTTGTTTTTACTGTTTCTACCGTTTCAGCGTAACCGATTACTCCGTAAAATTTAGCCATTTTGAATTTTCTCCTTTATTAGAGTTAGATTTAGTTTCCGTCGTCTTCAGTTACAACAAGTTCAAGAGCGATAGCGGAGTAAGGTTTAACTAAAGCACCAGAGCAGCGAGTCTCAATTAAATACTTCTGAGCGTTGTAATCAATATCGAAGTCATCGAACATGTTAACTGCACCGCCCTTGTCTGCGCCAATATTATAGTCAACCATATTAACGATAATGCCTAAAAGAGGAACTGGTGTTAACGTAAGACCTGAAACATTACGGAACAAACCTTCCATTACTGGAACGGTCACTATCTTCTTCACACGAATAGCTGTAGCAAGTTTATCAACTGAGTCATAGATGATTCGGCCAACCCCATCTTCCATTAAGAGACAATCAGTAAGCATATCTTCTGTAGTATATAATGTAGGGGAACCAGAGCCTTTATAGTTCTTGCGGGATTTGATGCACGCCCGAATAAAAGCTTTAGCTCTCTGATCTGCAGTGGAATCAGGAGTAACAACGACAGGAGTTTTAATTGTATAAAGGTCATCATCGGTCCAAATAGGACGAATGTTTAATTCGCTGATTTTATCGTCAGCAGCAGCATTTCTGCCGTCACCAACAAGAACAGCACGAGCTATTTCCTCGTCCAACATCATTCTCATCTCGGTTTTCAGCCACGCTACAACATCAAAGTCGGTTATGTCAATAACGTCATCTCGATCAAGTTTCTGTTTCTTATAGATAGTTGTCGGAGTTGTAGTACGTTTAAGTAAAGAGAATACTTCATCCTTCTTAAGATCGCCTTTGATATAACCTTTTGCCCTGGCTTCATCTTCTGTTATATCTGCGAAAATTGATTTAATGCGGGAGAAAGGAGTATGGTGAGTCCCATTCATAACATCGCTAACCCAACCTTGATCCCTAGAAATAAAGACAGGGGTATTTGTAACATTTTTTGCATCGGGGAATAGATATTCAATGTCCTCGATTCCGTGAGCAATAGCACTATCTCTTAGACTTCCATAACGTTTAACGTCATTAAATATGGCTTTCATGTCAGAATGACTCAGAACATCCTTCTGTTCCTTATCTTCCTTATCAAAAATATTATGTTTCATTTCTTTTGTTCCTCCTTTAGAATCATCATTATTGGTTTCTTCAAGAGCCTGACCAATCATTGCGTAAACCACCGTTTTCTGCTTCTCGTTAAGAGTCTCGAAAACGTCGGCAACGGTTTCCTCGTCTTCTTTTTTCTCGCTCTTAGTTTCTTCTTTCTTATCCTCGGGTTTGTCCTCCTTATCTTCATCAACATGGTACAACGCGATGTTTTCGCCAGTATAGATGATAGCTTCTTCGTTAGATATATCACCATGTCGGATAACAGAGTCGATGAATGCGCCAGGGTTTGCTCCAGCCAAAACAAGGCTTAACTCACGAATGGAGCCATGTAATACATTATGACCTTGCTGTTTCAACTGATTAGCATAAATAGATAGTGCAGATACATCACCATGCTCAACAAGAAGTTTTGCATTCTTTCCAGATTCTGTTTCATTAAATTTACAATAGGCATAGACGCCCTCATTGCGATTCTCAAGTAAAGCGTGCCCGAGAACATTAAGTGGATCATTATGCTGGTGATTCCACACGAGGGGGACTGTTTGTCCGTTATTATCTTTAAATGCGTCTTTTATAATAGTTCGACCATCAGAGCATTTGAGATTATTTCTAGTAGCCCAGCCACTGAAATCAAACGTCTTCATTTTGAATTTCCTCCTTTGATTTTTTAATTGCCTTATCAATCTTTTCTTCAGTCACATCGTTTGATAGGTTGTTTTTATCATCTGCAGGTGCACTTAAGTTCTTATTCCTAAGTTCATCTGCTTTTGGATCAGCTGACGGTTTCATTCCAATAATCTGTCTAATTTCGTTCGACGTCATTATCTCATTTCGAGTAAACTTGTCTGCAATTTCAGAAATTTCGTTAACCGGAACAAGTTTAAACGGGTCTCTGAAGAATGAAATCGACTGCAATTGTGACCGAGCGGTTTTGGTTAGAAATTTTCGTTTCATCTCATCAACAATAGCCGAAAGAATGGGCTCAATTGTTCGGTTATAATAGTTGAGCATCGTTTTATCGTCGGCGGTACCATCCAATATACTCTGAGTGATCCCTAACTGGCTATATAGCATACTCGTTAGGTATTCAATCTGTTTCATTAGATTATTTTCGGCAGCACGATTTAACTGTGTGATATGCTCAGTGCCATCGGTATAAGCTATGCCGTATTTAGAACCGGCTAGTTGTTCTTCAATGTCTTTACGCCGTTTTTCGGCTTGTTGACGCCTTGCTTCTGTCTTAATTACATAGGGTAGTTGAATAATCAAATCCAACTTACCGGAGCTACTTTGCTCATCAACCACGTCTAAAAGATTTAGTTTTCGAATAAGACGTTGCATGGTTGAATTTGGTTCGTTGATAACTGCGTACATAGGATTCTCAATAATAGCAGCCATACTTTTAGACACTATAATGTCTTCTTTAAGACTTGTGTTTTCGTTATAAACACGAACTTTAATATGTTTTGGATACCATTCCAAAATTTTACCGGTTCGTATTGAATTGATATCGTATGAACCAGTGACTTGAGGGTTGAAAGTTGTGTCAACCGGTATAATAGCCACGCTTCCTTCGTCCAGCATCGACATTACAACATCTTGTATAAATGCTCGTCCTGTTTGATCGATATTGGCTTCAAGAGATAGGCAATTGTTTAATCCTGAATCAATGATAGATAAAAAACGATCATTTTCATCTAAACGAACATGTTGAATATTAATTGAAGCGGCATCCAGAGAGATTCGATTATATACCGAAGTTACTATTGATCGCTCATTTCCTCGTGTAAGTCTGGGTCTGTCGGGTCGATATGTATACCACCCTTGCCCTAAATTTTTATAAAAGTCTGTTGGATCTCTATTAAAAAAAGCATTCCAGGCATGTTTAATCCTGGAACCAAGTGATTGATCCATTTTGAATTTCACCCCCCTTTTTTTTAACTAATTAGTTTTTAAAAGGAGGTCAGTGCAATTTTGCGCCAATTAGTACCGGTCACAGTATTTTCTCCGATACTTACATATATATTAGTATCGTCTATCATAAACTGTATTCCAGAAGCAATTGTTCCGTCTTTTCCTCCACTCATAAAATCAACGTCAACCCCAAAAGAAGCATTATCCATGGTGGTAGATACCGGAATATCATTACCGGCTGCGCCCGTAGGTGCGATCATCTCAACAGTATCGCAACTTATTCCAACAGTGCCAATAATTCCTTCTGTTCCCAAATTAGTAATTGCATTGGCAAAAGCTGTCGCGGCTTTTTCATCCGTGCAATCTACCCCGTTATCAAGAGTTCCATTTGAAAAGATGTTAGTTAAAGCAGTAAACGTTTCGGTAGTTTCTATGAGATCTCCAGATACTCCTCCGACTAGAGCTGTAACAGTAGCAACATCAGCTGTAAAATCACCTATACTAACAAGTGGATGAGAAAAACTAATTCCATCAGTTCCATTAATAGCCGCTACAAGATTGGCTTGCGCTTCTACTTTATCTACACCGATAGATACTTCCCCGTCGGCCGTATCTGTACCAACCGGAACGAAAATATAAGTTTTGTCACCTATTTTTACAGTATCGCCGGAAGTAGGTTGAGTATCCATGGTTAATGAATTATAAGAACCCACAGCATCGGCAAAAATATCAATCGGAATGTGTCCTTCTGAAACTGTCAACTCTTCATCTGCTGCAAACTCAAACACATCATTACCGACAGTTACCGTTTCTCCATCGATAACTACTCCGCTAATGGTTAGGACGGCTTCAGCCGATTTTGCGTTTTCCGGTGTTCCTTCTTTGATTATATTTTCTATCCAGTCAGGTGATATGTTGTTAATAACTTCTTGGATTTTATCTCCAAGACGGACATCAAGATCGTGAACCATCGTTAGGTTGTTCATAATTTTTAACTCAGAATTTGTAAGATTATTCATAAAATATCATTCCTTTCATTCTTCTATTCGTTATTCATTTTCTAATACTACATTTTCTAATACTACATTTTTTAGTTTTCGATTTTGTCAACAACGGTACTTCTGTATGCGACTTTACCAGAATCATAAATTCCGTTTTTAAGCTGATTCATGTTGTATCCTTGATCCGCTAAAGCCATATATACCCCAACTTCTCCTCGTTTGGCTACAAATTGCACAACTTTGCCAGATGGTGATGTCAAGCCAGATACTTTGTCATTCATTAGAGAAGCCATCTTTTTATTATAAGAATTAATGGTGACGGCACTAAGTTTTCCAGATTTATTAACGGCATTAGGATCACGCATAAGTTCATTGGCGTATTTTGCCAATTCTTTCGAAGACTGTTTTCGGGCTTTATCCGTTATTTTATTGGTATTCTTTTTGACCCATTTATTGTCTTTCTTGCTAAGATTACCAAGCTGAGTCTGTGTACGACGCACGCCCCACTTCATCCCAAGAATGCCGTAATGGGTCAGTTTGTTATCCATATGCTTATCACCACCTTTACTCAAAAGCATCTTTGTTAGCTTTATATGCAATATAGGCATCCATCATGGCTGCTACAGCATCAATCTTCTGTTCGTACCGTTTTTTCAATAACTTTCGATTTCCATTCGTATCTTCCAAAGTTATACAATTACCCATAGCAAAAGTCATGAGTTCCTCGTCAAATAAAAGCATCCGCTCCTCAGAAAGTTTCTTTAACTCTCCTAAAGGAACGGATTCTGTTTTTGCACCCTGTATTACTTTCTCGATTCCAAATGGTCCGTTTTCAGAAGACCATCTCTCTACAAATTCCTTTGCGTTATATGGATCGAAACCGAAACATCGCACATCATATCCACATTCAGTTATATGATTGTCTAAATCCTCATAAACCTCCATCATATCGAGGACTGTTCCCTCAAGAACTATTAAACTACCTTCATTCATAAATTGATCGTACTTGATTCTCATTGCCGCAGGCAGTTTCATCAGAGTTAATGAAGATATGTAGTTTCGAGTTTTAACGCCGAAACAACCATTGGGTAACGGAAATAAAAATGTAAACGCACAAAAATCATCACCTTGTGAAAGGTCTCCACCTAAAGAACAAGGCATTTGCCAAAAATCTCGTTTCCGGTGGGGAAGGGTTTCTTCATAAGTGAAATAATAGGTGTAACCCTCCATTGGAATTCCGAAACGCTTTGCTAAAATATCGTTTCTAGCTGCCGGAGCTTTTTCTGCTCTTTCGACATCCAACTGATAAGTCTCATAAGTAACGGTCTTACCAATATTGGGATTGGCTTTTATCCACATTTCAGGGTTTGAAACTTCATCAATGGAGTCTAATTTATACCACCAAATCGAAACGTGTGGGTTAATATAATCTCCTTTGAGAATGTTCATCAACTCCATTTTGATTGTGTCGCCGCTTCCATTTCTAACAGTCCCCTCTGAACTTGTTGCTATGATTAGATAGTCATCGACTTTGGATGCTCCTTGTTCGATTGCACCTATAACGTCTTCTCTTATATCACCTGAAAGCCATTCATCAACGGTTGCTACTTTACATCTAAGACCTTGAAGTTTGATAATAGACATCGGACGTATTTCTATCATAGAACCAGTAAGAAAATTTTCGATACCTTTTTTTGTAGAGGCTAATTTCATTCGTTTAGCTTTAACCCCGGTTGTGTTTTGCAATGACCCCTCTGTAAGAAATTTAAATAAAGGGCCTCTTGATCTAGTAATAGCTGTACGGATAGGAGACATGACTTCTTCGGCTTGTTTCATAGTCGGGGCGGTAGTTATCTGATGCGTAGTTGTTGTATCGACATTTTGGAAATACGATTGATTACATGAATCATATAATGATTTAGCTGCTCCTCTTCCTACAATAAGATACTGTTTGTTAATTAGGCGTTTCTTTATAGTCTTCTTAATATAATGTCCGCCATGTCCATCTGAATTTGGTTCATACACACTCCTTTCAATGAAGTAATACCAACCATATACCTGTTCACCCCATAGTTTAAAACTATCCAGTAAGTATAAATCGCCGCCATCGGTTAATGTAAGTTCAGATTCACAATAATTTATCCAACCTTCAACCGCTTGGTCGTCGTAATAAACTCCCGGATTAGCAATAAGATCGTCAATACGGTTCATCTCCATTGAGATTTCTTTACATACCGGAATCTCCCCCCGGATTACGGCATCTCTAAACATGCCGTAATATCTTGGAACGGCAGTGTTTGATAATGCCATAGTTTATTCTCCTATCATTTTATTTTTGAAACGATATCTTTGATCTTCCCAGCATTGTTATAAAGAGTAAGAGCAGTCGTTGTAACAGCCGCAACAGTAGTTCCGGTTTTAATGACTTTTTGTACATACTCTTTTCCTTTACTAACACTGCTATCTGACAATTGAGAATACTGTCGTTCCAATTGAAGACGATTTACAACTTTTCTAAGTTCATCATCAGACATTTCTTTAACATTTTTTTTATTTTTACCATCGGAACTGCTTTTTGAAGATCCTCTAATCCTAGAAAGTTGAGCCGGGTTTCTTCGTATACCCCATTTCATACCTAGAATGCCGTGATGTTCTAATGTGTTACTCATTTTGAATTACCTCCTCTTCATTTTCTACTGGATCGACCGCAACTTGAATTCTCCACTCAAGCTCGGAAGTAATACGATTAATAGATTCAATTACGGCAGAGGTAAGAGGAGGATCGAACAGAAGCTTCACCTTCATATAAGTGTAGGACTTTATAAATTCCAGCTTTGAACTTTCTGGAATAAAATCTGTCCATACAGCATTTTTATCTTTGATCGAAAAACCTTCGGAGGGACCGACACCAATCTGAGTTAAGATTGATAGCACAGAATTGATGTGCATTATTAGATCCGCATCGAAGTGTGTATACTCTTCCGCAATTCCGAGCATCTTCTTAATAGATGTTAGTATACTCTCCATAGTAATTCTCCTTTTTTATTTATGCCGCCATGGGCAGGTATCATTTTTAGTTCGCATAATCGGTGTTTGAATCAACAGATTTTCGTCGCCGTAGTGAATCGCGTTATGAGTTGAGTGGGTGGTAGAGATTAAATATTCTGGATCTAATAGAAATTCGTTTCTATTTTCAATATCTTTCGGTAGGATTGGATTCATGTGATGAATAAATATTTTTCCTCGGATTTCATAACCCTCTATACCAAGATCGCAACCATTATCTCTTACGATTACAAAATCCCGAACAGTTTTCCATTCGATTGATCTATAAAATCTCTGATTAATGAATCTATCAAATCCGAAGGTTTCTTCTCCAACAGATCCATTCAACTTTAGATACTGATATCGATCTTTGAAAGTATTAATCCGGGATAGATCTGAATAAGTTCTAATCATTTGAACTCTGACTCCAATTTTTGTAATCTGAATTAATGCCTTTATAAAAAGGAATCATTTCAGGTACGATCCTCTGAACATAACCTCTCTTGTCAACTTCGACAGTTATAATCCATCCCCCAAGATGAACACTAATACCTCTACCTCTTGTGAATGGAGTTTGTGTTTGGAAGCATCCGGCTTGAAAACAATGTACATTTCTATAAAATAGATATTCAAGTTTATGATAGTGACCAATAGCTAAAATATTCGGCTTGCTGTCGGCTTCCATTCCGTCGATCATTTTTTGTGGTTTGTAGGATAATGCATAGGCCGTTCCATCCCAAGGGTGTCGTAATTCAAGAATACAATTTGGAGTAATTTCGATCCTTGCGCAATCTCTTCCAAGATACCTCATATCTTTCCGTTTCATAGTGATGATTTCGCCGATGTCAACGCCACATCTTTTGTAAATACTAGAATCGTGATTTCCAGTGATAAAATGTGTGGCAACTCCATCAAAACAAGGATAGTTGGCTACAATCTCGCTTATATGATCATCAGCACCTTGAGTGTAGCATTCATACTGATGGCCAGTGCGCATCTGTTCGCCTTCATCGATGTCTCCAACATGATAGATATCTTCGATTCCTCTCTTGGAACAAATTTCATAAAATTTTTGAAGATATGTAAGTTGAGTGTATTTAGAATTGATATGCGTGTCGCTGATTAGACCAAACGAGAGAACCCGATTGCCACTCCACTCTTGGATATGTGTTGATGGAGCTAAGTTTTCAAATATCATAAACTTTTCAGGTTTATTTTTCACAACCGATTGCTTAGATTTTTCACTTTTCAAAAAATTTTTAACTTCGTCCTCTGTCTTACCAACCCGAGCTGCAATCTTTCTATATCCTTGTTTATTTTTATACATCTGTTTTGCCTTTGCTTTCCAGTCGTCCATTCAATCACCTCCGTAAAATAAAGACGCAATCTGGTACATCTTTATTAATCGTCTAAACCGCCTTGACCACTGTAACTTCTCATAGCATCCAGAGCATTTGAATAAAGCTCTTCGATTCTCTTTGCCGACTGTAACGATTGAGTCTTTGCTTCAATCAACTCTTTTTGTTTTTCAAGAATTTCTTTTTCTATTCTTTCTTTTGTTGATCCAAGCTTTAAATAATGCGTAATGACCTGAGAAGAAGCAGTTCCTTCTAATAACTGTTTCTCAGCAAGGTCTACGGCCAAGGATACCAGTTGATTCTCTCTGGCTTCTGGAGATAAAGCTGGTCTTATCTTTCTCGAAGATTTGGAAGAGGTTACAGCCTTAGCTTTCTTCATCCTTGCTGCCTCCTCTCGGTTAAATATTGTATAGTTTTTGCATTGTTTAGTAGGGTTTATATAAAGTTTTACATAGCATTTAAAAGAACTCACAAAGCCGACTAAAATCTCTTGAAAGGAGAAAAGAAAGAAATGAATAAATCGACCTTATGAGCTCGTATAAATGCTATGTGAAAGTAAAAAGTCCTCTAAAATATAACCCCCGGAGAATTTTTTAGGACCGCCGCGATGACGGAGGGGGTGCGATTTTGGCGACACCCCCCTATATATTCCATAACCAAGGACTAAAATCGTCTTTGTTCTAGGAATTATTCGTTGTAATAAAGTTGGTTAACTATATATTTAGGTACTCGCATCTTGCCTAGTTACCTTCTTATAGATGTTTCTAAAATCGTATTTGATGATTTCATCAATTGCTCTTTCAACTTCCAAATCGTTTTCTTCTTCTGATAATTGATCTGAAGTTCTAGCAATTCTTCCTAAGTAAGCACAAGAATCATAACCTTTTTCTACATCGAACAAGAACCAAGAAGTGAACTGTTCGAATGGATTGTAAGGGTTGTCAAACGTCGTTAACATACATCTACTTTGCATTATCAGTTCACTCCTTTCCATTCAAGTAGTTGGATACGGTAGTTGTTGAAACACCAAGAGCTTTAGCTATTTCGGCCGTGCTATATCCGGAAGCGTTCATAGATGCAATTCGATTAATCTTAGCAGTACTCAAAGAAGTTGTTGTGCGAGGAGTAGCTCGCTGTCTAAGATCATCTATGTCCACATTATTAATAATCTGGGTAAGTTTGTTTTCGCTAATGGCACCAGCTTGAATAGCTTCCCATTCACGGTCTGTAACCTTAATGGTTTCTCTTTTAGCACCAACGGCGGCACGAGCTCGTGTTAGTTCTTGTTGACTGAGTTTCTTTATTTCACCAGGCTTCATATCAGGGTTATCCTGCTTTTTAGCATTGACGGCGGCATTAGCTATGACTTGGGCCTGCCTCTCACGAGGTGCATTCTTAAGGGCCACGTTAAGCTTAGCTGATAAGGAGTCTACTTCCTCTTGATAGGTCTTCTTGGCGGAGGATGAGTATTCGATCTTACCAGCAGTAACCATTTCTTTACGAGCCTGGTTCCCTAAAGCCTTCATACGATTAGCATATTCGGCGTAAGCTCTTTCTGCCGGGGTGTTAGCGTCGGATACTAGTGTAAAGGCGTCATCGGTCTCTGCCATCTTTGTAGATTGCTGTGTTCTAGGTTTTACTTTTCCTTTTTTGTTAACGTATGTTTCCGCTGGTTTGTAAACATAAGCACTTTCTGGTAAGGTGGGATCATACCAATCTTTATCTGACTTATTGGCAACTCTATTGTATAACAGAGCTCCTTCAGGACGATTTGGATCATACCAGGCCTTGTCTTTTGTATTAATTTTTGGACTACCTGTTACTTTTGGTATTGATTCTTCTGACTTAGCCCTCGAAATTAGAGTAGCAGCACCTTCACGGTACCGACCCTCTTCGTCGTAGGTACCTTGATACTTCTTCTTAAGAGAAGTAATACCGTTGTCGATCTCGCTTTGTTTATAATCTAATTTGTGTTTCTCGGCATCAATTACTACCATACTGTGACGAACCGCTCTTGCTAATTCATCTTGGGTGGCCCCCTTCAAAGTCATGTCAGTAATCAGATTTGAAACTTTACCCATTTCTGTCTGGGTGTTCTTCATTACTTTAAAAGTTCCTTCTTTTTTACCACCATACTCTAGTTTTGGGTCAAATCCCTCAAGACCTTTCAGAGGAGGCGTTGATGTGATTTTAACTTTACCGCCGGTAGGGATGACCATAACCGTATCACCGTCAAAGTCTGCTCCAGACAATCGTTCAGCTACTTTACTGTTAATACCAATAGCATCTGCTGAAGTATTTCCTAAAATTCGACGAGCTTCTGCCTGCTTGTTGTTAACTGTCAGGATTGGAATCTCAAACGTTCCACCATGAGGAAATCGTATAAGTGCTACTTGTTCGCCATTTTTATAATTAGGAGCGTATACTTCGTTGTCTTTCATGGAAGTAATGGGTAGTATTACCTGGTATTTCTGTCTTGGTAAGGCGGCAGCCTGTAGATGAATAGCCGCCGAATCACAATCATCGGAAAAAGACTTTAATAGTGCCTTTTTAACTGTCGGATTCGTTAGCGACATGATCTCGTCAAATTCTGCTTGTTTATCAGCCGATGCTAAATTAAGTTGTTTTTTAATCAGAGTTATACTCTGTTTGGAAAGAAACTGAGAGGGAAGATTATCGCTCCATTCATTCCAGTCTCCTTCTTCAGCTCTTTTATTAATGAGTGAAAGTTGACGTTTTCCATCTTTATCTATGTAATAACTTTGGCCACCAGCTTTGATAAGAGATCCAAACGGATTATCAGGATCGCTTGTAATATTCTTTAACACATCTCCTTTTGGAGTTCCTTGTTTTTTGTTGGTGTTAAATACGATATCGACTCCGTCAGGCATATCATCTGAATAAACAGCCATTCCTTTTATGTACTTCTTGTCATCCACAAGAATGCGAACTTGTGCATAATGGGATTCTCCTAAAGAAAGATCGTCTACTCCTCTTCGAATCTCGACTACGCCGTCTTTGTCGACCCCACCTTCTTCCGTATAACGAATCTTAATACGATTAGAATCCATACTCTTCGGATAAACAAAGGTGTCGAAAGTATCGCCACCATCGTGAGAGACGTATTCTCTTAGAGAATGAACGTTTCCAAAATCATAAATCTCTCGATGTTCAGTTCCGGGAGGGCATAGGACTTGGATGTTGGTTTGCTTTCCGGGATTAGTTACTTGAGGAACTCCTCCACCATAAACCTCGTAACCTTCCATCTCCAAAATATAAAGAGCCTGTTTCATCTTTTCTTTAGAGATTCCTAATTCACGCTCTACACCAACACCAACGTCGATCATTCCTTTTTCATCAACTTGTTTTTTAAGGAAGTCGGCGGTCTTCCTAGCCTGGTTCATACGAGCTTCGGAATCTACATTGAGAAGAGAGCGAACAGACGAATCGTTTTTATAACCCATCTTTTCAGCAATCTCATTCAGACTGTATCCTTTTTCTCTCAATCCTTTAGCGGTAGCAACGTCAAGAGATCTTCTTTCGTCTTTGGCCAATCCGACTTGAGTTCTGAGTTGACTGGTCGTTAAACCCATAGATTCGGCTACTTGTTTTTCGGTCATGCCTGATTTCTTCAAATCATTCACACGGCTAAGGAAATCACCACTATGTTGATAAGGGTTATCGCCTGAACCCCAAGGATAGCGCCCAGAACGTTTTGGCATTCCATAATGTTGTAGAATTTCTTCCGCAATGGGATTCATGGTTTAACCCTCCTCTGCTCTGATTTTTGTTATCACCTTGTCAAAAGTAATTATCTTATCGATAATTAGAAGTAAATCCTCTGATGTAGGTTTATGATGTAAAATTTCATCTGATTGATAAATCCTCAATTCGATTTCAATGTCTGCCGGTTTTATTTTATATTCCAGACAAAAAAGGGCAGCGTAAATTTCAAGCTGCTCCATACGTGCCGGAGTCACTCCTGATTTATAATCATGAATTCTTAATAGGCCGTTTCTAAACGAAATCGCATCGGTTGTGCCGAAACAATTCTCGGAATAAAATAAAGGTTGTTCAGTTGTCATACGAAAACCGATTGCGTCGTTTACATACATGTTTAAAGTTTTTCTAGACTTCGGTAGTTTCTGACCAAGCCTAATACACTGTGAAGCAAAATCATGTAATACAGTACCTCTTTGAGCTGCTGTAAATTTAGAATACGATTCAACCAGTTTTGCTTCATCGTAATTAATCCAATGGTATTTACTAGCACCAAGAAATGCATGTTGCCCTTCAAGGTCTAAGTGCTTTTTGAAGTTCATGCAATACCTCCTCTTTATTCTCCGGACATATGAATCTTGAAAACGACATCTCATCCATTCGCCCGACATAATATTCTTGGTTCGGTTGTTTCTTAGCGCTCGCGAATTTTTTGCATTCCAAGGTGGCCCACTTATTGTTGTACAAAACTAATAGGTCGGGAATTCCTTGAATATAACCTGAGTCAAGTTTCATTACCATGCATCCGGAGAACAACGATTTTAATTCTCGGATAAGATTCGCTTGAAAGTCTCTTTCTAATTTTGAACTACCTGCCATAGGCGAGCCTCCTTTCTTGTTTTTAAACAAACGAAAGAGAGAAAGTAACGCAGGTCGCGTTTTAGCCTTCTCTCTTCATAAAAGGGTATGTTTTCTTCGCGAAGCAAAATTTACCAAAAATTTGAAAGAATGACTGTTTTTATACTCTTGGTCAAATGCCCACTTTTTTTGGCCATATCTATATATTTCTTTAATCTTTTTATCGCAATTAATAGAGAATAAAAGTGGGCAAGTGGGCTTTAAACCCGCAAACCCGCATAAACACTGGGTTTTTCGTGGCCAAATCCACTTTTAAAAGTGGGCAAAAAGCCCACTTATTTGGCCAAAAGTGGGCAAAATCGTCCGAACAATCTTCAAAAATCTGCCCAATTTATCACAAAAATTAAAAAGCCCACTTTGCAAAAATTAAAAGTGGGCAGAAATTATATCAATTTTTAAAGGTTCACGGACGGATAAAAATAAAAGAAAGAGCCCTTGTTCGGACTCAATTTCTATTACCATTATTAAATTTAGATTTAATTTTTTCTTTAATTGTCTTTCGATTACATAAAACAATGCTTCCTCCGATAAGAACTGCATAAATTGCTACGTTCAATATAATAACTTCTTTTCCGTGCATTTTATAAAATTCTTTTTTCGGTTCAACCACCATTGTTTTATAATCCTGAAACATTTCTTTCATTATTATTCCTCCTTTAAATATTGGTTTCCATAATAGGAGATGTAACTTTCGCGTATACCACATACAAATAACCCACATCTTATCCTCACCAATATCGAAGGTAAGTAACAAAACATGGGTTATAATATATGCGTTCAAATCATTAGCTGTTGTTTCTCAGATACCGAATTAGTATCCAAACTAGCCATAATCCTCCAGTACAAAACACCAGAATAAAATCTAGAAGTATACCAAACGTACTACGCCTTCTCTTTCCGCTCATACTCATATTTTCTCCTTTCTTTTAATATAGTCATAGATCTCACTAATACCGGTAAACTTTGAATCACCAATTAACAACGTCGGAGCCTGTTTAATATTACGTTTAATTATAAGTTCAGGATTGTCTTCTGCCAGTATCTTTGTAAAGGTAATCCCAGCATCATTCAGAAGTTTTTCTGCTTGTTTACATCTCGGGCAGGTAAGTGTACCAATCAACATTAAATCCTTTTTAGTTTTATTGGCCGTATATACTTTACGATCTTCAAACTCCTGGGCCTTTCCATCATTCCAATTTTGGACCGGTCGATAATAACCAGTGATACGACTGTATATTTCAGTTTTTTCGTCGCAAATTGGACAAACTCCTACCTCACCATTTAAATATCCGTGATTCCTACATATGGAATATGTCGGAGACAAAGTATAATAAGGCAGTTTATAATTCTCAGCAATCTTACGAACCAAATTAGCAGCCGACCTCCAATCTGGGAGCTTCTCACCAAGGAAGGCATGGAACACGGTGCCAGATGTATATAGGGTCTGAAGTTCGTCCTGGATGTCAAGAGCTTCGAAAACATCATCGGTATAACCTACAGGAAGATGACTGGAGTTAGTATAGTAAGGAGTTCCATTCTCGTTTGCGGTGATGATATCTGGATATTGTTTTTTATCAAACCTTGCAAAACGATATGCTGTAGACTCAGCCGGAGTGGCCTCCAGATTGTAAAGATCGCCATAGAGTTCCTGATAGTCGCTAAGACGTCCTCTCATATAATTAAGAACGTCCTTAGCAAACTTTTGAACTTCTGGAGTAGACAAATCTTTGTGCAGCCACTTAGCATTGAGTCCAGCCTCATTCATACCAACTAAACCAATTGTAGAGAAGTGATTATCAAATGTTCCGAGATATTGTTTAGTATAAGGGTAGAGTCCAACATTTAGAAGTTTAGTTATAAATGTCCGCTTAATTTTAAGAGAACGAGCTGAAATATCCATCAATTTATCTAACTTAGAATAGAAATCTTTTTCGTCTGAAGCCAGATAAGTAATTCTCGGAAGGTTAATAGTAACCACACCAACTGAACCGGTAGACTCGCCTGAACCAAAGAATCCTCCGGACTTCTTGCGCAGCTCTCGCAGGTCAAGTCTAAGACGGCAGCACATGGACCGTACATCACTGGGCTCCATATCTGAATTGATATAATTGGAGAAATAGGGTGTACCATACTTTGCGGTCATCTCAAACAGAAGTTTATTATTTTCGGTTTCACCCCAATCAAAATCCTTTGTAATAGAGTAGGTGGGGATAGGATATTGGAAACCCCTTCCATGGGCATCACCTTCAATCATAATCTCAATGAAAGCTTTATTGACCATATCCATTTCTTTCTGACAATCTCCGTAAGTGAAGTCCATTTCTTTTCCGCCGACAATAGCCGGGAGATTAGCCAAGTCATCGGGAACAGTCCAGTCTAGTGTAATATTACAGAATGGTGCTTGTGTTCCCCATCTCGAAGGAGTGTTAAGACCAAATACAAACGACTGAATACATTGCTTGATTTCCTTTTGAATCAGGTTATCAACCTTAACAAAAGGTGCCAAATATGTGTCAAAAGAAGAGAATGCCTGAGCTCCCGCCCATTCGTTCTGCATAATGCCGATAAAATTAACCATCTGATTACAGAGTGTTGATAAATGACTTGCAGGGGTAGAGGTGATTTTACCAACCACACCACCAAGTCCTTCTTGGATAAGTTGCTTCAAACTCCAACCGGCACAATAACCGGTCAACATGGACAAGTCATGTAAATGGATTGCGGCATTTCGATGAGCTTCGGCAATCTCTTGGTCATAAACATTTGATAGCCAATAATTAGCTGTTACGGCGCCAGAATTAGAAAGAATAAGACCTCCAACCGAGTAACTTACTGTGGAATTCTCTTTTACACGCCAGTCGTTAACTTGTATGTAGTCGTCGATTAGCTCTTTATAATTTAAAATAAACTCATTATTTATCATATTGGGTCAATGTTCCTTTCTTCAATCCAATAGTTGGTATCATTCACAAACTAATCTATCCTCCTTTATATTAATGATTCTTTGATTACTACTGCCGTACATTTTTCCGGCAACCATTTTATCCTGTTCGAATTTTCCATCAACGATATAATCGGCCATTTGCGCAAGCTTGGTATTTTTAATTTCCTCATAGTTAAAACCTGTGTAAATCCATACATCCAGGTTTTCAGGAAGAAGTTTTAAGAGGGAGACACATTCCTCTTGCTGATAGAACGGATCTCCCCCTGATAGCGTAACACCATCAATATGTTTACATCTCTTTATGTCTTCAATTAGCTCTTCAAGAGTAATTTCTTTTCCTCCGTTAAAATCCCATGTTTCTGGATTTTGACACCCAACACAATGATGAGCACATCCTTGGCAGAATATAACGTAACGGATACCGTAACCATTAACAAGAGAACAAGATAAAGTTCCTGCTATCCGCATAGTAACAGCCTCCTATGTAATCCAATTTTCCTTGGCAAAGAACAGAGGGACCCCGAGCATCAAAGCAAATATAAAAAAGGTGCCGTCGTATTCAATAAGAACACTCAAGGCACCTAATAAGATGAAAAGAAACGAATAAATTTTATTCTTCAGCAATTCGCGTTTCCACATGATGTTTTCTCCTCCCAGCTTCCTCAACAGTCAGAGCTTTCAGTAGAAGCAAATAGTTGATATGATCAGTAATTTTTTCATCCCACATTTCTTGAGGATAAGTTTTGCTAGACCTACACATATCATAAATACTTACGGTATGCTTGGATAACATACCGGCAAGAGCATTAATTGGCGTAGTCATTTGAAGTTCAGCAGCTACTTTGAAGTTATGTAGTCTATCCTCAGTAGCATACTCTTTAGCTTTATTAACGAGAATATCTAAACATCTCTTCTGCTGCTCATCAATGACAGTATTGAATTGTTCATTTTTCATGAGAGGCCTCCTTTTCTCCCGTAATCACTTCTTTGACTCCGGAATTGATAATCATCTTTTCGCAGATTTTGCAGGGCTTTACTTGTTCCGAAGAGATTCTTTTTCCGTTTTCAAAACCCACCAAATATAAAACGGAATCGATAGTGTCTCGTCTGGATGCTGATATGATAGCGTTTTGTTCAGCGTGTACAGCGAGACAGGCTTCGTATTGCTCACCATGAGGAATGTTGTTTTCCTCCCGCCAGCAATAACCGACATCACAACAGTTGTCAGTGCCTCTTGGAGAGCCGTTATATCCAGTAGCAATAATCTCATCGTTCTTGACAATTATGGCTCCGTATTGTCTTCTAAGACAAGTACTGCGTTTTGCTACTGCCTCAGCAATCCCGAGATAGTATTCGGTTTTAGAGATTCGACTCACCATCAGTCTCAACTCCTTCAAATTTGATTTCTACATCTTTTGGAACCATTATAGCTTCGCAGTATAGAGGAAGAACAATAACCCCGGTTTTTCGTTGCTCTAAAATGTACTGGCGAACCGCTTCCTGCTCTTTGTTTTTTAGAAACATGTTTACTCTTACGACCAAAATATCTTCATCCATCTCCTCGCAGGAATAACATACCATTCGACCTTCGGGAATATATTCCCCACAACAAACACATGTATCTTCCATTTTACAACCACCTCATCTTTTATTTTTAGTTATTATTTCACTCCACGGAAGTTCCTCAATCCACTGACAAAATTCACGCCACTCGTCGAGCTTGTGGTTTTTTCTCATCGGGTAGATACCAGCAAGAACCTCGTAGTTCAACATGACAGTACGCTTCTGGTTATAAGAAGAGGGGAGGAGTTGAATCATCTGCCACCAAATATCTTTTTTCATTCGTACACAGGCCTCGTCGGACAAAGCGGTGTAGTTTAAATTAACATCTGTATTAGTCGTTAAGAACACCATACGATGCATATTGAGATGTTTGATGACGTGGAGAAGAACCGCTTCACTTTGTATGGTCAGATGGTCATGCGAGAAGTCATCTATGGTAAACTCCTTCGCATGAATCTTATGCATGGTAGAGCATGAGTTAGCAACTGTGCCAACCTTATAAGTATCAAATTCCTTCCACCAGTACAGAGGCGCCGTAATATCCACATATACAGCAATCATTCTGCGGAACTTAGCATGAACGGGACCGCCTTTAACGAGCTTCATCATCAGATCGTAGTCGTTCTTACCAACTTGAAAAGAATGATCGTATGTATGCTTGCAACCATCGGAAATATAGGTATACGCACAATTAATACAGCCAATTCCATTATCGCCGCCTTTACAAATACCACTGTCAGATTTATCCCAACTATTCATCGGGTTTCTCATTCCGCGAATGGCATGGTCTAAACCCATAACCTCAGTTTTTTCAATTAGAATCATTGTTCTACTCCTTTCAAGGTTTCCAATAAATATTCTTTTATAACTTCCGCATGACATCTCTTAGGAGCACACCAGCAAAAGAGATTTAGTTTTCCATATTTAAGAAGTATGTCCTTTAGAATGGAAAGTTCAGCTTGCATAGCAGAATCGTAAAGTTCATTATAGAACCATTTTTTGTATTGTTCACAAACTTTATCTCTTTCGGATTCGTTCTTCATTTTAAACCGATTCCCAAACCATGAACTTCTATCAACTTTAATATCCCAAGGGTGTATTGGTTTTTCTGTTCTTAGGTTCTTTATAGAAATATCAATCATTATTTTTCTCCTCCAGTTTTAATTTTATCAAAGCTAAAATGCCTTCAACAGCTAATCGAGAACTATTATGAAGCCTAATATAGTTTTTATGATCCTCGTACCAAGGAAATATTTCATTAAGATTACCTTTCGACCAGCTGAAAGCCCACCAGTCACAAATCATTTCAAGAATATAGTTGTAAGGCATCTCTATAAGAATTTCTCCCTCTTCGGGATTATCGTTGATAAGAATCCAATGTTGCCAATGATGAGGGTTACGATGAATATGGAGAAGCCAAGCTTTGTTAAAATCTTGAACAACAGAGTAGGATTTATTACCCCCATAGAAATATGCATCATAAGCATCATATTCGTCTTTTTCAGTTTTTGAGTGGTCGTGAGCAAAACATATTTGATGCTCTAAATCAAACTCTTGGTTCATTAGTTCTGGAAGATTATCTCTAATCCAATCAAACCCTTTTTTAACATTAGACTTATGATTAGTTAAATATCGATCATACAGATAACTCATTATTTTTTCTCCTTTCTCTAGTTCTACAATTTTATCGCGAATTTGGAATATAAAATTCTTTCTTCATGAACTCTGGTATTTCTTCCTGAAGACGCTTTAATTCCATATCCTTGCGCTGTTCATACTCCTCAATGGTAATCTCTACCCAGTCGTTTCCGTTCTCTTTGAAGAAACGATTAATGTCGATACGATCCCCATTGGGCTTGATAACATGGAGTATAGCAACCGTATCAAAGTCACCGTTCTTACGATCTGTCAGTAGGTCAGAACAATATACCTTGATGGGTTCCGTAGGCACGTATGGCATTGATATGGGGAACATCTCATCCATAACACGCTGTACAAGGCCACTATGATAAGTGAATCCATTTGTTGTGTCTATGCAGTAGAAGAAATTAACATCCTTGTACTCGATTCTCCCATCATCGTAGACATACTTGAACAAGGAACTCATGCGTTTGCACTGGTAACTTCGATAACCTTCTTCGGGTCGGTACTCTGAGATCTCATTCCAAATATCAGGCGTATCTTCGATAGGGGTTAGAGGCTTACCATCAATGAGTCTGTTCAAAATATGTTTAGTCATACCAATACTGAATCCACTATGACCATCTTCTATGAGACTTTTATAAGCTTTTAAAGCACTCTCATAGCAGGCGCAGCCATAATCCCAATCGCCATCTTCAACTTTCGAAACAGCTCTTTCACGTTTACAAGCAATATCTATTTCTTTTTCGGCCCAAGTTTGCATACTCATTGTTTTTTTTTTCTCCTTTCTCACCACTTAACATATTTAGTCTCGTTGAAGTTCTTCTTCGCTTTAAGCGATTTACTAATAGCTAGGTCGATTCCACTCCGAGACTTCAAATGGTAATAGTACAAATCAGTGTAGGGAGTATTAAGTCTGTCGGTCCGTCCAGCTGCTTGCACCATTACTTTGTATGAGTAGTTCTGGGAGTAGAATATAATAGTGTCTGTCTTAATACAGTTCCAGCCTTCGCATCCGGCTGTATACTGCACTAGGTAAACCCAACTCTTACTGTTTGGGATGGGTTCATGTTTGTGACCATTCCATTCGGCTACTTTCACTTTTGGACCATAACCCAAATTTCTGAGTATTTCTAGCTCGTAATCGAAGTTGTAAAATATGATTACTCGCGGATGCCGTTCGAAAATTTCTAAAACAGCTACTTGTCTGGATTGGTCCGAGTTTACGATTTTACGCCAAATATAACAAAGCTCACCAGCGTTCATGATTGGCTCGTTTTTATAGGGGTTCCAACGAGTTTTAGTAGTTTTCTTATACTGCTCAACGCTATAGGAAATGTACACGTCTTCGTGGTGTGATATAGTCTCTCGCTTAAAATCCATCGTCACAAGAATACTTCGTCGTAGTTTTAGAAGTCTTCCCGTGTTAATATAACGGTCGACCTTAGGAAATTTCGTAAAGCGACTATAGACAATATGTTCCCTGGTAAACTCTGTCCGGTTTTTATAGAAACCATTTGCGATGAATACTGGAATATAATCCTGCCAAGTATCACCAGGTGTTGCAGACAGTAAAATCCAATCGTTGTTCTTAACAATTTTAAGAAAGGACTTTACCCAAGCACCGCTTCCAATCACCCGTTGCTCATCAAATATAAAGAAAGCATCGGCGACATCAACATATTTCCCGATGTTGTTCCAACTATCAACAATTACCTTGTGGTTATGATAAAGATTAATTTCCGGATGAATAGAAAGAAGGAAGGGTGAAAGCTCGCCCTCCCATTCTAAGGTATCTCTTTTTCTTGCAGTTGTTATAATATATAGGTCTTTAGGAGGATCGTCCATTGGAATATAATCACCACCAATTAAGCTGTCTGGATCTCCCCCGTTTTGGAGATAGTAGTAAGACAAGGCAGTTAGACTCTTCCCGGAACCAACTCCGCCACAGAGGATACATCCATTTTTCATTTTTTTAACAGCCTCTATCTGGTAATCAAATAACTTAACGGACATTCATCAACCTCCTTTCGTAAAATATAAAAGGTGTGTTATTTGCGAATGTTTTTCTCAATTTCATAAGGAACTTGAATAACATCTCCACCCTGAATAGTTATTGATTGCATCATAATACCAGTTTCAGGATCAATAAATATAGTGTCAAGTTCGTGGTTCCAATCATCAAATTGCTCAACGATGTTTTTTCCACGAGATTGTCTAAGTCGAATAAGTTCTTCATGAACTATTTTTCTCCATCCACGTGCAATTGGTTTACGACTTTGGGCAAGCACGTTATATAAACCATGCTCGGTTATAAAACTGATGGATCTTCTCTGACCTGCAACTACCATTGGTAGGTTCAGCTTTTCGTCTTTTTCACACATCTCAAGCATTGCCCAAACATTTCCTGGACTATAATCAATCATATCAGCTACATCGGATGCTCTAAATAGTGGCTTATCCAAGGAAGAATATACATCAAGAAGTCTCTTCCCAAAAGATATAGTTCCTACAATATCCATTTTTTCTTTCTCCTTTCGAATATAAAGTGGGGCTGTTTCCTCTAGCCTTAGGACATTTACCATGCTGGCAATAGCAGGCACCCTACAACAAAAAAACGGACGGTCCGCTTAGAAAGGAAGTTCTTCAGGTCCTTCCTCTTTGGCATACTTAGCCGCGAACTCGTCCTCTTCGATTGTTACGTACATAGTCTTCAGATAAGCCTTAACTCCAGTTTTACCGTTGACTTCCCAGTTATAAGGTCTTATAGTCAAATCCACATTACGGATTTCAGCGAAGTCTAGAGTATCAATAGATTCATCATCCAGCGGAGTTTGTGAACGCCTCGTAACCATAATTACTTTAGGCGGAATATTAGCGAAGCTAACTGCGACCTGAATATAATGTGTTGCATCGTCACCCTCGTCACGGGGAGCCAGAATTCTCACATTCCAACCGTCTTCAGCCAATTTCTGGGCTTTTTCAGGGTCATCGATAATAACACAGAAGTTACGATTACCCTCTCGATTGTACTTTGTTTCCTTTCCCGCAAAGTTGCGGAATATAATACGAGCGTTCTCAATGATAATGTTATCTACATTTTTATAAGCCATTTTCTTTTTCTCCTTTCAAAATGACAGACATTCATAGCCTGCTTCACATGTTAATTTTCCATCGACCGTCTGAGTGTTTTCCCAATGTTCACATCCTATACAGTCACGATTACCGCACGGAAGTTCCCATGGTGGTATATCCCGTTCTTTCTTTACATATGGCTCGTCTGAAACAAACCATTCAAAGTCGCCGTACTTAGATATAGACTTAATCGCTTCATCAACCATCTTGTCATAGTAAGACCGGTCAATATCGGCCTCTTTACCTAACTCTAGAACCATCTCGGATTCTAACCACCTGTAACCCTTAGAACCAGTAGCAGCGTAATACTTACCGTCTTTCTCACGCATAAGTAATCCTCCGCCACATCCTTCTTTAATAGGACAGAACTGACCAACCTTTCCAATGAAGCGATAGTTGTGACCTTGAGCTATTTCATCTTCAAGACCCTCTCTACACATGGAGGGATCTTTTTTAGCAAGTCGGTCTCTTTCCGCTTCAAGTTCAGACACATTCGGAAGATCTTCATTCATGTCCAAATATAAAGCCGAGGTTACCGATTTGGTTTCACACATATCTTCAAATACAATTTCTTCTTTACTGAAGAGCTTCTTGAACACGTACGGAACAGCGAATTGAGTACCGGTTGCCGTCCACTCACCGTTCTGATATCTAGCAATATAAACTGCATCATTCACAAGACAAAACCTGTCGTACGTATCCTCGTGTTCGAAGGTATAACCGTATTGCTTTCCGTACTCCATAACAAACTCGATGATTTCCGGAGTAGCATCTGGAATCTTGATGGAGTCCGTTTTAATATGTGCAACAGTAAAGCCCCGTTCCTGCACCTCATGTTTGAGGTTAATCATAAACAGGGCTCCTCGTTTTGCTACAATGTTGTCTTTATTGCGAGTGTCGCGAAATGGGTTTTCGAAGTTAGCAGCGGTTAAGCCGTATACACTGTTGATCGCGATCTTCAACGCCGTCGACAAATCGGATGCCGCATTCTCGTCGGTTAAGTATTTGACCAAAGCTCCACCCAGCATTTTTTTAGCCTTATCAAAATCTTTGTGTTTTATCGCCATACGAGCATCAACGATTTCTTTAAATCTTGAGGTATACACTGGGCCAAATAACTCTTCAGCTATAACACTATGGGGGTGCATGGACGCTACGTCAAGAACAGCGACATTACTATACATGCCGGGCTCGGAATATACATAACCTCCTTCTCCAACTTCTTCTCCACGGTATGTCGACTTACCCCCTTCGAATTTGTAGCCAGGAAATATAGGTCTCCCTTCCTTATCAAAAACGGTATACTCGTTCCCAAGCTCGGTATAGATAACGTTGTCTGCTGTAATGGTAAAACGATTAGCATCCTCGGTCCTTTCTCCCATGTTACGGTAATTAAACTGATCTTGCGGTTTTCTGTTGTTACCAAATATAATTCTAGTAGTCAGAGTGTTCGTTGTGTCGTTGACGGTCATACCTGCAACATCAGCCAGAATTTGTCTTGCTAAGAAGTCGGATTTTCGAGCGTTGAACGTCGCCTCAGTTGCAATAACGTCATTGTCACAATACTCTGCAACTTTCGTCCACATTTCTTCTGGTACCGGTTTGTCCCACGGTAAACCAAGTTCCTGATGATGAATACCTAATTCTATTTGGAACTTTTTTAGGGACTGCTTCTTACTGGAGAAATCGTAAACGTCCGTATAAGACACATTATAGGCTTCCCCGAAGAAACAATTCCGACTACCGTTAATGATCTTCTGAGATAGATTGTAAAGTTGCTCATTTGTATAACCCATAAGTCTGGCATATAAAATATGATTATCATATCTACGGCAGTTGAACCCTACCAATCTGAATTTCATCAGATCTTCAATTTCAGAAGGGGAGGGGTTAATCATTCGTACAACAGGTTTTCCTTCACCTTCGATCTTCCAGTTAACCAAGAATAAGTTAGGAAAGACTTCTACGTCATAGAAAACCAGTTTAGCATCATCGTTTTTTTCTCCGGAGGATATCTCTTCCGATTTAAACTGCATCTTATTTACTAGTTTAATGCAATAGTCGGATTGATTTGTGCTATTTGCAGCAAATGCTAATATCGCATTGCGCATATCAGTGACATCATAATTCAAATCACTAGCATATGTATCCTCCAGTATTTTGTAAATAAAGTCGATACTAGGCTTAGTACCTGGATGTATCTCTTTGTTGAGATTTCGTTTGATCAGTGTTCTAAGCCCTTTCTCGCTCTTTATTGCTTCAAAATTTACCATGTTTTTTTCTCCTTTCAGTGGTAAACCCGAGCTAATCGTCGAGATAGGTAAGTTGTTACATTTCGACAATTTTCGTCTTAATGAACTTTTACCAGTGAACACCTTAACTTCCACATAGTCATCATAAACACGGCTCAGTTTCGAGACATCTCCAGTGTAAATATAATGCAGGTGTATACCAGCACCACTCTTACTAAGCTCTGCGTATGTCGGTGGCCATTTACTCGCTTCTTCAATATTCTTTTCAAAAGATTTATTACCGTTTTCGTCTGGAATATCAAAGTCTATAACAATATGGTTTTCAGGAACTCTAACATAGTGAACCCTAGATGTATCCAACTCAGATAGTTTCGACGTAACATCATCCCATTTTTCGAATGGGGTTTCATTAGCCGTAGCATACTGAGCGAAACAATTAGCACATGTTTTGTCAAATATAGACTTTTTACTTGTGAATTGAATCAACGGCGCTTTAGATTCTTCCTCTTTGTCATTAAGGGTACTTTCCTCAAATTTTTCTGTGCGAAATCCGCAGTAATAACTACGAACTCTGGATCCATCATCAAGGTTGAATCGCTCCTTGTAATCCCTGAAATAATTCCTAAGCTCCTCTTTAAAGATTCTTTGTGAAAATGGGAATGCTACTTTTGCCTCATCGCAATAAGTCTTGTACATTTCCCAAGCAGCCTTCATTGTAACCCCGTCATCTTTTTTAAATACGTGATACGAATCGATAACGAAGTTATAAAAATCGTTAGATGCTCCTAACATCGCCACTGGAATATAATCATCATACTTACCGGGATCACTTAAATATACTTCTTGGCAGTGATAGGCGATCGCTCCAAGTTCAAAACCGACCTGTTTCATGATTGTTTTGTATTCCTTTGGACTTAGCTTGTTGCCGGAAGGAGATACATCAATCAATCTTCTAATAAGACCTGACTTTGCATCTGTAATCTTTACCGGTTTATTTGTGCCTAGAAATAGAAAACACTTAAAGCGATTGGAATAAGTCGATTTGAATTTTTCATTTACTGTCATAAGCTCGTGGGAAACAAGACTGTTCAACCTCGTATTATCTTCAATTTTAGAGAGGTCGCCATCGTGTTGAATTGCTACAAGCGGATTGGTTTTGAACGCCTCTAGAGCAAATGAGTTACTAGATGAACCAAGGGCCCTTGCGTCAAACACCGAGTAATACCCTTCAAATAACTGCTGGATGATGTTAAGTATTGTAGATTTACCGGTTCCCGCTGCACCGTATAAAACCATGAATTTCTGAATTTTCTTAGAATCCCCAGTTACAATTGACCCGATTGCCCACTCAATCTTATGTCTTTCTTCCTCTGAATACAGAGTGGACATCAACTTGTCATAGGCAGACAAATCACCAGGTTCAAGCGGATAATTCAGCTTTTTACTGGCGTAATCTTTTTTATCGGTTTTGTAGTTGGAAAATATAAGTTTCTCATCCAACATATGAAAGTGGTCTCTCATCTGCTTCTGACAGTATTTATGCCAAGAGTCAATCATTCCGGACTCAGCGTCCCACATATGCAGAACCTTTATATTAGAGTCAAATTTATGGCGGTTTTCTTCCGCATATCTATCCAGTTCACGGTCTATAAGTTGTAAAGCACAATGTTCGTCCGTAGACCATAGACCGAGTTCCTCAATCCAGATAGCGTAAAAATCACCGCCTCGAATCATGAGATCTGAGCTTTTTTTGATGATGAACTTTGGATAGATTTCTATTACGCCACGCTTTGTGCTACGTGTTGAAATCATAAGAAAGTCAACCATCGCATTTTATTCTCCTTTCATGCGTTTAAGCTCCTCGATCTCATTACTGAGTTCTTCAATTTTCTTGTCCTGTCCATAATTATGGATTTCCACCATAAGCGCATAAGTAGTAATAGTGAATGCGAAAGCGGTTAGCGTTCGGTTGAATCTTGCTTGATTTCTGAGTATTTTTTGCATACTTTTAATGGCGTCCGAAGAAGTTTGTAAGCTTCCAAAAATATAATTAATTACCTCAACCATTAACTTTTCCCCCCCTTTCGTTTTGTCTTGATAAAGCTATCAATCGTTTCAAATTTCCAATCTTTATGATTATTAAATGTAAATATAAATTCCTGTCCGTTAGTTTGTCTTATACGGAGACTGTTTTTACCATTCTGAAACCAGGTGTCTATTTTGTCTCCGGCGTAGATTGGAAAATATAATTCAAACCATTTAAAAACTTCATTATGAGTCATGTGCTCCTCCTAAGATACTAGGATGTCGTCCAAGTACCAACACATTTGATACCAAATTTCAACAGTTCGCAAATCATGTTTACAGTTCTTAACAGTAAATAATCCGCCTTCTCCATTTCTTTTGTATTCTCGATTCAAAAACCTTGTGATGACGCGGTTCAAATATCTACTATCAAATCTTGCATCGTTCAAAGAATTTAAACCTAGGTTTGAAATCATGTTCCAAAACCATTGCCCGGTACGATTACCTATATCAGGATCGTCCATAATGTGTTCCTCGCAACGAATAGCAAGGGCTGTTAGCATTTCTAAAACACTACAAGGACGGTCGTCCAAATATGTTGCTATCATAGGACTATTGTACTGACGCTCATATCCAAATCGATATCGGAGGTCTATCCCATCTTCGGCTCTGTTGCCATCCATTCCAATGATATAGGTAAACTCCATATCATGTAGATGGGTCAAAAGCTTCCGATAGGATAGCCTTTTCGGATATTTTTCATTGCATACGAGCTGGTACATCCATTCGAAGTATTCTTTGTTCAGCTCGTTTTTCGTCATTAATCATCCACCTCGTGCGGCTTTCTTCTGATAACGCTTGAATATTTTCTTTGATCAAGAAGGATTTCATAGTCGCATTTCAATCTGTCGTTTCTGACAAATACTGAATCATCCTCATACTCTCCAAAACTATTCAAAGAATCGAATCCGACAACGTCTTCGACATCATCCACGATTACATCGTTATCGTCGGCCAGAATTTGATCAGCGTAATAAGTTAGACTAATTGTTTCATAGTCATCTAAATCGCCAAACTCTTCCGGAGCGATAACATAAGGTTTATCTACGCTCATAGGCTCCTTTTTCACCTCTTCGGGTTTTTCATCAACCATGTCGGAATAGTTAGTATAACCCTGTTCGCGTAAGCGGGCTGCATATTCTATAACGCTCGGCTTTTCTTTTGCGTTGTCCGCCTTTATTCGGGCTTCTGTATTCTCAGTAAATTCAGCTTCTCTCTTGGAGAATACTTCTTTTACCGAATCGATTTCATCTTGAGCTATCTGCTCATATTTTTTCTCGACACACCTCCAGGTAACTACTGAACCGACGGCTACGCCGAGAACAAACATCATAAAATTTATTGTTTTATTCATAATCGTTCTCCTCGCTTTTTATAGTCATAACGGTTAAAGCTAATCCGCTAAAAAGTAAAGAAACACTCAATAATATGCCACCTGTAATATGTCTTTTTCTTTTAGTATCTAAGACACTATCGAGTACGCATATAATGTTTTCTAAACCTTCCATAGGGTAGTCTTCGTATTTTTTGATGCACTCATTACATCAGATCCAAAATGTTTCCATCTACATTGAAGTCAAGAAGGACTACTCGTTCGTATATTTCTTTTCCAAATCTTTCACGCATAGCTGTCTCCTTTACGAAAGATTCTTCATCCCTTCGGTAGGTTTCGTAAATCCCGAAATCAACGTAATTATCACCATTAGGGTTATTGGGATTATATACCCAACCAACAATTTGACCGGCTTTAGTTCTCGGAATACCAAGAGCGTCAAGCACATCGTTCAGAAACAAATATCCGTTTGCCCTGAGTTTATCGTTAGCATACTGCTGCTGGGCGAGAAGAAACATTCGATTATAGTTTCCGTCTTTTTCCCAATAAGGATTAGACTCTTCAAAGAAGAAAGAATAATCGCTCAATGAATCTCTTTCTACAACGCTGATGGTCTCTTTGACTTTCTTTTCCTTACCATCTTCGCCGACTATAACCTTTTCAATCTTCTTTGCCTTGATACCGTGCTTCAGCTCGCGGTCGACTTCTTCGCCAAAACGCTCTACTACATGATTTCTGTATTCTTTAAATCCTTTATCAACCGTAACATAAGCAGCTGCGAGAGCTACATTTCTTTTACGAAGAATGTTATTCGATGCCAGAATACCACTCAAGGACAGAGCACCAAGAGCTACTGCTGGAGCATAAAGTTTAGCAAGCTTAATACCAGTCTGAACATAAACAATGGTTAAATCCTTCTTAACATCTTCGGGAGTGTATTCCTCTACGAACTCCTCATTGGCCGCACAATCATGAATAGAGTTGATATCTTCTTTAGCTTTTTCTAAAATATCACTCACTTTGGTAGTAGCTTTACAAGCCATGACCGCACTTACAACAGTTCCGACTACACCGGCTACTACGAGAATTTCGGGGCTATGTTTTTTGAGCTTAAATCCCACCTTGTTAAACGAACTGCTTACAGTCGTCATAAGTTCTGTTTTTTTCATAATCAGATAATCTCCTTTTCTTTATTAGCATTAGATGCAATCTCTGCACCACAGGCTGCATAACCAGCTAAGTCTACGAAGCTGTCTTCGGTTGCTGTTCCGGTCTTAATTCTAGCGATCTTAAGTAATGCCATCATCATAGCTACGTCGGTTGCCGTAAAATCAACATCCTTATATGTTGACCACAAAGCGGCTATCGACCGAAAATTATCTTCGGGGGAGCCGTATTCATTTTCACGCTGGCCGCATACACATTGTTTGGCCTTATCCAAAGTTTCTGCTCTTGTCATTTTATCTCTCCTCATTCAAATATTCATAATACTCGGATTCGGTTGCAAATAACATCCAACGTCCGGCAACAAAACCCATGTAGCTATATGACGTTAAACATCCTTCCATATCGAATCCTCCTTAATTTAGCGGAAGCGCCTTAGGTAGTTTAAGCATATAGCCGTCCCGTACCCTAATTACAGATACGCTGCGAATATCAGTCCATCCGTATTTGTTATCCGTATAATTTCCGGTAATACCGACCAAATCATACAAATCTGCTACACTAACTAAACCGTAAGTGGAAATCAGCTCATCCATTCTTGACAGGACATCTTCGGCTTCTCCGCGATTATCTAAGATAATGTCGTCGTAATTATAACCGGTCTTTGTCCTAGCCGAGCTATAATCTCTACGGTCGTTTCCTCTATCGTAATAACTCCTATAAGATACCTTAGAAGCGGTAGAGTTGCTCTTTGTCTTACCGGTCTCACCGTAGAGAATCATATCGATACCGTTTGTCACGATATCCGAAATGGCTTTTTTAATTGCTGGAACCAGTACATCCAATAAAATATAAGACTTTACATTACCAACGTCTTCCGAAATAAATACATCCGTAAACTTCTGAATCTCGCTTTTCTTCTTGGATTTTACCGTCCCAGTAATCACTTTTTCTACTTTCTTTTCCGGAACAGCCCCCTTTTGATCCTCCTTAGATTTATGGGAATTTGGCTTGTATTCCTCCATTACGTTTGCTCCTTTCATTGAACTAGAACGAGGGGTCCCGGTAAAGTGATTTTACTATTTGGAACCTTATTGTTCTTTTTCTTATATTGATAGGCAAGATTACTCTTTGCCTTTTTCTCAGATACAGCATACGTAGAAGCCTTCCAACGATTAGAAACACAAGTCTCAAATTCCATAACTGGCCCATCGTATAAATATTGATTCATCATTTTTCTCTCCTTTCAAAAAGAAAAAGGGAAAGCACCCTGTTAAAGGTACTCTCCCTCGCTAGAACTCTGTTTCTATTTACTTAGAGACATCAAATAACCCACCGATCCCGGCATCGTCAAAATTATCAACTTCTTTGTTAATCCTCTGCTGTTCCTTCTTGGCTTTGATTTTAGCTATTACCGGTTTGATTACATACTTGTAAGCTACAAAGCCTCCAAGAACTGTCAAACCGACACCTGCCGCCACCTTAAAAACCTTTCCAGAACCCGCTGTTGCGATTCCCTCAGTTGTTTCAATAACCTCTTCGTTTACCATGATTTCGTTAGTATCCATTTTGTTTTTCTCCTTTCAAATATAGAAATAGTCTATACGTTCTCCATTAAAGAATGTGTTTTTTTCGCGTACCAAAAGTTACCTGTTGTATTCATATCTAGGTGCGACTTGATAATCAATCACAAGACAAGGTGTTCCTTCATCCGCCAACTGCGAACTGAAACTCAACTCTATGTATCCGTGATCAATATTCCATCCAAGATCATCACCGATACTGGTCGGATTAAGACCGATTTCATAATAGAACTCGTTAAGAGAAATATATATTTCATCTCTCATCCGTCTATTAAGTTCGTTCTCTACCTTTTTTAATTTGTCGATATCCGATTTGAAATATCGCCCAGAAATAACATCATAGCAGAGAGTATTACCTCTTTCGGTAATGATGACTTCTTTACTAGTAACGGGGTCTCGTTCAATTCTGTCCTTGGCGATCGAATCCCTTACAGATTGTTCCTTCTTCTCACCAATAGTTTCGATTACCTTTTCTTGATATTCTTTCAAAGCAGATTCCGACAAGGTATAAGCAGTAGCCAATGCGGCATTACGGCGAACATTTACAGAACTTGCTCCAATTAGACAAAACACCGATATACATCCAGTTACCGCAGCCGGTATATAACAGGTCCATGTTGCTTTGATAGTCTCGACTGGTGTGAGTTTGTCTGTATCATTTTCAATCTTCTTATCCTCAATAAGGATAAGAGCTTTGGGGGTTGCTCTAACCGCCATTACGGTTGTGGTAATCATTCCAGCGATTCCGATACCGGTAAGAATCTCCGGACTATGTTTTTTCATTGCCGTCCGTACACCTTTGGCAATGTTAGATAGGTTTAATTTACCCACATTTTTTCTCCTTTCGTTTCTAAGTTCTTGGTGCCGCCCACAAGGGGCGGTGATTTAATCAACCAATAAGAAGACCGGACGAACCCCAAAAGAGAGCGAAGCGTTGAAGGAGCCCGCGCGGCCATTGACGTTCACAGCAGCGAAAGTAGACGAAGAAACTTTTTTCTTTGTTGCGTTTTGTAGCCAACCCCACTCATAATTGTTGTTGAAATCAGCAACACGATTCATCCGCTTCACCATAAGAGGGAACTGCTCATCATCGTCAGGCTCCATGACATCGTTGTACCAATCGTCATGACCGAACATCTGCCCGTATGTCGGAATCGTAAGATTTTCGATTTTACCTTGCATAGCTTCCGGAAAAGCAGGTAACAGAACATCGCTCATCCATTTATTAAGGTCACTTTTTTCAAAGACGCCTTTGTCAGTTGGCTTTGCATTCATGGGCCTACTAGCAACGTAATCGTCAAACATAAACAACGGTCCTCTGTCCGTGATTTTCTGTACCGTTGCGGTAAACTCACCAAACTCAACCAATAGTGTTTACAAAAATAACAGAATGATATCATCTGCAACATCCTTGGCAATGGTAAATATACGCTCGTGTTTCTCGCTACAACCATCGTATATACAACACTCCATATCGTCCATGAATCCTGCAATAATATCAACTGGTGGTACAGGTTCTCGTAAAGATCCAGTTATATGAGAAGGGAGACGTTCGGCCTCGGTGTTCAGACGATCCATGATTTCATAAGCCGCCCATCTTGCATAACTAAGATCTTCAAAGTATTCTTTTGATTCCTTCGGATTGACTTGTCCGAGATAATCAGTAGCACATAAATGTTCATCTACGTACTTGCTAATTATTGATATTGCCATATCGCACATTTCCTGATTACGGATTCTGACCGCCTCCCTCCTTTCTAACAAAGAAAAAGAGCCCTTGTTAGGACTCCCTTTCATTTATTTTGGTAAGCGCTTCAATTACTTTTTGCTCAATTTTTTCATCCATCTTCTTGTCATTAACCCAATCGGTTATGAGCGTTGCTCCCATTCCGATTGCAGTTGCTGCAATACCGAGGATTTTAATAAGTTTACTATCCATAAAGCAATTACCTCCTTTCATAATAGTGGTTGTAAATTCTGCGTGGTTAGCAGTCTTCCAGATCAAATTTGTTAGGATCATGAGTAGCAGACACAATGCAGCAGGACATACCGTCGTCCATGTCAGTAAGGGTGTTTGTGAAATCCAGCCACATAACCTCGTCTTCATAGAGTTGGTCGAGACTCCATCCGATTTCATCACCGTTCTCAACTTGGGCCAGACCCATAAAGTCATACAGCTCATTCAGTGAAACTTCTCCACGAAGTTGAAGATTACGATTGATATGGTATTCCGCATTTAGGACGGCAGCCATAGTTGAAGTGAAATATCGCTGAGAGAACAGGTCATAACACAGGATTTTTTCGCTTTCCGGGTCCATATCAGGTGAATAAACAGAAACATTGTTGAACATTCCTACACCACTGACATAGGTGTCTTTTGCCATTTCTGCTTTAATTCGTGCATCGGCATCCTCACCATAAACCACGTTAGCAGCCTTGCGATATTGCTGATACGATTCGCTCAGCATCGCATATGCACTCACCAAAGAAGCCTGATTTTTTCTGCTCAAGGCATTTATTCCGATAATACAAGTAATAGTCGATAAACCGACTAATGCCGCAGGAATATAACATTTCCAGCACGATTGAATGACCTCGAGTTTCGTGGGGCCGTAGTAGTTTCCTTCATGATCAATTCCTTCACGAGCTCGAATAATATCCACGGCTTTTGGAGTAGCTTTAACCGCCAACACAGAGGTGGTTACCACACCTATTGCGCCAAGACAAGTCAGTATGGCTGGGGAGGACTGTTTCAAATACCCTTTTGACTTGCGAAGTAAAGACCCCATTTTTGATGTTCCTTTCATAATTTTCTCCTTTCAAAATATAAGAGTCCCTGTTTAGGACTCCAAGTTTTAGAGAATCAGTATCCGGTCACATCAATTCGATGTCTTATACTTCCGTCTTTCACGGTTAGAACCAACTGTTTCTCCATAATATAACTTGTAATTTTCGCGTGAAAAAAGAAAGAGTCCTTGTTAGGACTCGTCCTTCTATTCTTTCTCAACTCTGAGTGTCATATGCTCACATTTAATGTTTATCTTGATTTTGCGTTCTTGGTTTTCTATAACCATCGGAATTTCAACATCTGTGTCTACGTTCCTTGCTTCGTATAGAATCCCCTTTTTCAAAATTGCTGATATAACCATGTCAGTGATTTTCATAACAATAACCTCCTAATAAGTCGTTTTCATAATAGGAGATGTAATTTTCGCTTAAATTTATTAAAAACGACCTTTTTCGTCTAAAAATAGCACAAAAATAAGGCATATCGTTTCTAAGGCTCTTATTAGCCTATTTAAGCGATTTTACCTATTTAATGACTTATACCATTGGTTAATCTTTTAACAAGCCTTAAAACGGATTCTACGAGGTCGTTTTTCTCGCAACCCTTGAAAAATACGCATTTTTAACGATTTCCGAGGACTTGTCTTAAATATCCGCTCTATCGAATACCGTTTCCCATCTTTGTTTAGGTATAGGTTTCATTTTCAGCGCCCACATGATTTGTCTGACTGTGACAGTAGGGTAGAGTCCGTCCGAACACTCGCCGGAACGCTTATCAAAGTATTCCTTGAATCCGGAATGTAAATATAACTCGTCAGGTAACCACGGATCTAATTCGCTCCACCACGTACTTTTAGTTTCCTCATCAAAACGCTGCTGTATCACCGCTAAACCTTTATCTCCTATTTGAAATAGGGTACAACTGTTATAAACCGGATGTTCACAAATATAAAGTTTTCCGTACATCGATAAATAAATTGTAGGTTTCTCATAGTGATACCGCATAAAGACCTCCAAAAAGAAAAAAAAAGCCCGTGTCCATGTCACACAGGCTTTAAGTAATAATTTTTTAACTGTCAAATATTTTACAACTACTCATACAACTTGGGTATGGTCCACCGCAGGCATTACAACAATCTGGTTGGTTACCAATTGGGTCTGCGTAAATATCTTTATAATTATAAGATTCTGCCACATCTATGTAGTAATCTTTATTTACGCTGTCGTACTCGACGCTTCCTTCAGCACCACAATTGGAACACTCCCAGTCTAGTAATCCTCCAATATATGTCATATTGGTCCCGCAATTTGGACATGAATATTCTTCAATTCTTTTGCTCAAAATATTACCTCCTTTGACTTGAAAACAATACATTATTATACAATGCTTTCAGTATTAAGTCAAGAGATAAGAGAGTCCCCTGTCAACATCCCTTTTCCATAATATACCTTGTAATATTCACGTAGAAAAACGAAGAGACCGTGTAATTCACACGACTCTCCGCTTCTTGAACTATTAAGCCTTTATTTCTTAGTTGGTTTAAAACGATTAAACAAACCTCGAAATGTCGTAGAGGTATAAGTTCCAGTTTCCTCGAATCTAAAACCCCTCTTCATCCAGGCAGCATAGAATATCAACGGTAATATAATACTCGCCGCTTCCACTCCCAGTCTGAAATATCGATCTTTGACTTGTTCTTCTAACTGATCCTTCTTGAATTGTATATCACTGTTACGTGATTCATACTTTTCATTAAAGTCCCATTCGTTTCTAGTCTCCTCGATTCTCAATCTGTAAAGCTTAGCCAAGTCTTCAATAGCTGTTGACTTTTCTTTACTTCCTGCTTCCAAGGTAGATAAGTTTCGAATTTCTGTCTTAATCTCCTCTCCTAACAAATCTCTGATTTCTTCATTCATTCTTGTTCTCCTTTCAATAAATGATTTAATTAGCTCCCATAAGAGGGGGTGTTATTCGTGCGGAATGAAGTTTTTAAGACTTACTTTAAACGTCACGTATTTCTTTCGATATATCTCTCCAATGTCTTTTGACAGTTCCAAAAACAAATATGGACCATCGTCCGGATCCGACCTATCAACTCTGAGAGAACCGACCGACTTAGTACGAGTAGCTACGGTCGTACAAACAATGCCAACCAAAATACCAATTCCAAATATAACAAATAGCTCCATAAAGAAACCTCCTTTTAAAAAGTTTTTCAGAAAATCCAATCCGGGGATTTTTTCACTTATCAAAATAACATGTTTTACCGTCACCTGCGTACGGAAAATATAAAAGAAAGAGAAGAACTCAATCGAGTCCTGCTCCTTCTTTCTTCAACCATTCCACGAAGCATCTTTCCCATATACCCTTGCTGCAACTAATACCGGAACCGAACCTGATCTGAATTCGTTCTCATCCATTGACTACGACCTCCCTTCTGAGGCTATTCTAGGATAAGAACTGCTATTAGTTAAACGTAAGGCAATGATAATCGGGTGGGTGTAATAGTTAAAGAAGACGTTTATCTCGCGCTTTTTCCCATTGTTTTATTGTTGTCTCACAAGGATAATCCTCATAATCTAAATCAAATGATGTAAGTTCACCTGATAAAAAGCCTTTTATTATCTCAGCTTCATAGTGTTTATACGGAAGTAAGTAATCTGGAAGTTTTCGATGAGTTGATCCACAATCAATGCAGGAAAATCTATCGACTTTTATCCAACGAATATTACCGCCTTTCGTCCGTACAATTCTTTGAACACTATCGTAATACTTTAAAGCCCCACCACATTTGGGGCAGGTTAATTCATTATTTCTAATCATATATAACCTCGTGAAAAAAATGATGTAGGAGTTGACAATTCCTACACTAGAATATATGATTGTTAATAATAAATCAACCGGAAGGAGGGAAATCAATGATAATCAAATGCCCCGAATGTGAGCTGCAAGTCAGTGATAAAGCGTTGTCTTGCCCCCATTGTGGCTTTCCGTTACAACCGGATGTAAAACCAAGAAAACCTAGAAATAAAAATAACAAGAGAAGACGACTGCCAAACGGTTTCGGACAAATAAGTGAGATTAAAAACCGTAACTTAAGGAACCCGTTCCGAGCAATGGTCACGGTTGGAAAGACTCCTACTGGACGACCTATTTGCAAACCTCTTAAACCGGAATCATACTTTCCTACCTACAACGATGCATATGCAGCTTTGGTAGAATATAACAAGAACCCGTATAATTTAGAGCCTGGAATCACAGTAAAAGAGCTCTATGAAAAATGGTCAGAAGGATATTTTAAGACCATCGGAGAATCCAGCATAAGAGGAACTGAAGATGCTTGGCGATATTGTACAGCCGTTCACAATATGAGAGTTATAGATATTCGAGCCCGTCACATAAAAGGTTGTATGGAAGAGGGTAAAGCTACGATCAGAGGAAAAGAGCAAACACCAAGTGCCTCTATGAAGAACAAAATCAAGACACTGTTCAACCAGATGCTTGATTACGCTGTGGAATATGAACTTGTCGACCGTAATTACTCCAGAACCTTTAATCTATCTGATGAGACGATTAAAGAGATTCAGACGGTTAAAAAAGAGCACATAGCATTTGCTGATCCTGAAATAGAATTGCTTTGGCAGCATGTAGATGATAAGCGTTTTGTTGATGTCTTACTTATTCAATGTTATTCTGGATGGAGACCTCAAGAACTTGGTCTAATTGAACTCATTAAGGTTGATTTAGAAAAAGGAATATTTACCGGAGGTATGAAAACAGACTCCGGCACTGACAGAACCGTCCCAATCCATTCCCGTATTAAATCTCTTGTAGAGAGAAAATATAAAGAGGCCCAAGAACTCGGCAGTGATTATTTGTTCAACTATATTGATGAGAATAGTAATCGAAAAAATATAAAGCTGACTTATAATCGGTATATGAGAGCGTTCGAACGAATCCGTGATGAACTTAACTTAAATCCCGGACACAGACCTCATGACGGACGTAAACATTTCGTCACGGCTGCTAAAAAATATGGCGTTGATGAGTATGCAATCAAATATATGGTTGGGCATAAGATCTCTGATATTACCGAGAAGGTCTATACTGATAGAGAGTTTGACTGGCTCAAAGAAGAGATAGAAAAAATAAAATAACTTGTAGGAATAAGTGTGTAGGAGTGGTGTAGGAATAATGTACGAATTACATACATTTACCTGCTTTTACCCACTCCTAACCACTTCTTAAAACCCCTTATTTACTGGGTTTTAGGGGGAATACCCCATCTATTAAGTTTCTATAGTAGAAACACCTAATCCCGAAATATCAACGTTCTTCCGTCAGAATGTAGGAATAGTCAAGAAGTAAACTACATTCTGGCACTCTTCTCAACACTGTTTTGCAGCTTATTTTATCATATTATGGGTGGAACCGAAATAGTTCCAGAATCATTTAAGATGATGTCTAAAATTGTTTAGTTTTCCGTATCGGAAGTTTATCTACTTCTTGCATGACGCGTTTTGCGGAACCATTGGCTCCCATTTTTGCGTACGGTTTATATAAGTAATCATTAAGATTTTCATACTCTTCTTGAGTAATCCAACCCTTCTCGATATAACAAAGACCAAGATAAATAATTCTATCGTGGCCTAACCCAATAAGCATTTCGGTTTTTATATCCTTCTTTTCAAGGTTTTTTTGCAAATATGCCCAAAAACCTGAAGATGCAATTACTGAGCATACGATAGTAATGGTCATTTGCATCCATGGTTCCATTCGGTTCCCTCCCCATCAAACCTATCAGACATAACCAGCTTCTTATTGACTACGGTAATACTTTTATCAAATAGGTCCTCATAAAATTTTATAAGATTTTTTCTTTGTTGCCGGGACAGAAGTTTATAGAAACTTCCCATCCACCCTCGAAACATGTTTTCGACGTTTTCGTAACAAATATCATCACTCTTAACTTTGACTGCGAGTTTCTTAAGTTTTCTACGCATCGCAGTAACACGAGTTGGATTAATTCTTTTAATTACTTTTCCGTCTTTGGTAAGTGTGTACTTTACTTGAAGGTATTTATAAGTGTTGCTTATCTTGACTATATGGGTCTTTTTCTCATTGATATGTATACCTAATCCGTCCGCTATTACCCGAATATTATCCAATAAATCTTGTAGCTCTTTTTTATCTGGATTCATGATGTACCAATCATCCATGTAACGTCCGTAAAATTTTTGGCTTCTTACATATTTTACATAGTTATCTATTCGATATGGATAATATATACCTATAATTTGACTTAATTGGTCTCCGATGTTAACGGATTTATTCATCCATTTCTCGCCGGTTAAAAGCTCTTTAGGTACTAGCCTATATTCCAGCTTATTGAATGTATCGGTTATACAGCTTTCATATTCTTCATCAGACATATATGAAACATCAATTTTAAACCCGTTAAAAATAATGGTCAACAACCAGGTAATGAATTCATCATCGTCTACCAGTTTTAGTAGTTCTCTTTTTGCGATCTCGTGAATTATATTGTCGTAGAATTTTGAGAAGTCTCCAAATAAGATCCAACCTTCGTTGCCGTATAGTTTGTAGTATTTATGAAGATGAACTTCAAACCTATTTCTCTGATGTGAAATGCCTCGGCCTTTCACAGAGGCTCCATTATCATAAATAATATGTTTCTTTACTTCTGGGGATAAAATCTCATCGCACAAAACATGACGAATTATACGATCTTTGATTTGGATACTTGTAATGGGTCTTACTCGGCCTCTTTCAGAAAGTAAAAACTCGTCTACTGGACCGTTTTGCAACGTTCTGTAAACGAGGTCATCTTGAATGGAGAAAATATACTTCAAGAAGTTCATCGCGAACTTTTGAGAATTTTCTTTCCATTTACTATTCTTTATAGAGGCCTTATAAGCCCTATACAAGTTGTTGGCGTCGCAGACAATCTCCTCATAATTCATAGAATATTCACCGTGATAGCAATACTTACCGTAGTAAATTGCGTCCAGCTTTCTAATTTATCCCTGAGGGAAAGGATAACATCTCCTTCTCTGTTGGTTAGGCAGAGAATCCGGACGAACCCCATTAGAGTTCGAAGCGTTGTTGTAGTTCGCGTTGCCGTTGTTGTTCACATTAGCGAAATTAGACGAAGAAACGACGCAAAATTAGATGTTACCCTGTAGATATGATTTGATTTTGTTGTCGTACTGACGCCACTTTTTTATCAAACCGATTTCTCGATTGATAGCTGCTACATATCTTCCATAGATATTTATATCCACTTCAAATATTTCCACGACTCTCTGTAATTCCTTAATAAGTTGCTCGCAATTTACAATGGCATTATTTTGATAATCCCTTCTTTTTTGATACTCGTGCATAGAGGTTGGATATATAGAATTAGCTGCTCGAATATTATTTGTTAATAGCGAAGCCAATTGATCGATTCGGGTTTTAAAATTCTGCATTAAGTATCGATACTTTGCAAAATCTTCTTTGTCATCTTTACCATAGGCGTAGCGCATACGAACAAAATGATTTATATCCTTAACCCCAAATCCTCTCTGCATCAAATCAATAAGCATGTCATGTAATTCGAGTGAATATGTTATAGCTTCAAACCTGGACTCCCTGCGATTGCTTACCAAAACACTCATTAGTATGTGGTTCCGGTGATTTCTTCAAACTCAGCTATCGTAATCCAACCTTTTTCCACAGCATTGCGAACGCGACCGTCATCCCATACCCCAAGTACAAAATAACGCTTTACCTTATTGTAATTACTGCTATGTTCCATGGTGTTCCTCCTTTACAGTTCTATTTCGGCCATCATGGCCACATATTCAATATCAGATTGCATTTTAATCAAAGCCAGTTCAGAAGCTGAAAGTTCCCGAAGAACAAACCAGTATTTTCCGGGTTGCTGTTCTGTTAATTGAACAAACTCCATGTGGTTATGTGTTTCGCTGTTCACGCCATCGCTAATGATAACAGGGGAACAGTTTCCATTAAAAATATCAGCACTAATAGGTGTGTTGGAAATAAAGTTATTCCCATTAAGTTTAAGGTTATCGAGAACCGTTCCATCGGCAAGAGTAATCGTATAAATTTTATTCATTTTATCTAATCCTCCTTATTAAATATCAACGGGGCACAAGGCCCCTGGATTTAGTTAACCAATAGCGAAGGCGGGACGAACCCCAAAAGAGTCCGAAGCGAAGTAGGAGGACGCGGCGCCGAAGTAGGACACAAAAGCGAAAAAAGACGAAGAAACGACATCTCTAAGCCAAACATATCCTCGATTGTTAATTGCTCTAGGATTAAGATTGAACAAAGCAAGCTGTTGTTTATTAATGGTATATCTTGTAACAACGATAGTTCCATTTCCAGCAGGAGTATAGATATAAGATCCATAAACCATAACCTCATTCATTAACTCAACTGTAGAATCGAACCAAGCACCAGCAGAAGGATAACCATCTGTAACTGCATTCACAAGATACTCTCTGTGAGTGAGAAGCATATCACCGAATGCCGTAGAAATTGTTGTCTTTGCTTGATCGAGGTTCGCCGTGTACATGAGAGAACCGACATAACCGCCTTCGGTTGTGTTTGTCTCATTCATAGTTGCATTATAAAGACTTGTACTGGGGACAATTACCAGATGATGATTCGTAAATGCAGTATCGCCACAGTTATACCAGTAATCCATGTCAGCAATTACCCAGTTTACTCCACCTATAACCCAGTAATCTCCGATGAACAGATCATCAAATGTTCCAGCTTGAATGGCTGATTTTTGAGCGGCAGTAATAGTGGTTCCGAGATTTTTTCCTCTATAAACATTTCGACGATTGATTGCGGATACCAGACCTGCAAACTCAACCGCAGCATTAGCCACCAGAATCTTTTTAGTACCGTTGCTCCCATCTTTAATAAGAATATCATCACTGTTAAATCGGGTATCGGCAGCGTAATCGATAAGTTTTGCCATTTTTATTTTTCCTCCTTTAAATAAATTCGCTATCAAATAAGGCGTGTTCATTTATCCTTGTAATAGATTCGTTTGCTTCTATCATACTGGCTTCAACTATGACCAATCGGTTGGGGATAAGTAACGATGCCAGCTGATTAATAATCGTCTCCAAATCATCAATCCTTTTATGAAGCAATGTGACTTCTTCAACATCGGAAAATATAACTTCTCCAAATATACTTTCTCCAGCGCTGTCAAGTAGAATATTCAAATTTGAATCGTACAATTCCTGATAAATAGCATGATTTAATATTAGATTAGACTTCATAGTCATTACATCAGCAACTTTGGCATTTACGCTGTTTTCTGCAGCAGCAGCATTTCCCGCTGCTAGTAAAGCATCCGCTTTAGCTCCTAATGCGGTTGTAGCTGATCCTTCTGCTGACTCCGCTGCTAGTAAAGCATCCGCTTTAGCTCCTAATGCGGTTGTAGCTGATCCTTCTGCTGACTCCGCTGCTAGTAAAGCATCCGCTTTAGCTCCTAATGCGGTTGTAGCTGATTCTCCTGCTGCTGTAGCTGATGCTGCCGCAGAATCTTGTGCCGTTCTGGCATATTCCATCGCGTTAGAGGATTCTATATTCATAGCATTTATAGAATCGTGAATAGCACTCCTGACTTCTTCCCCATAAGTTGCAGATAATATTTGAGCCAGATATGCGTTAACGTCTGCCAATTGATATCACCTCCCTGCTATGTGTTAACATCTGCCAATTGATATCACCTCCCTGCTATGTGTTAACATCTGCCAATTGATATCACCTCCCTGCTATGTGTTAACATCTGCCAATTGATATCGCCTCCCTGCTATGTGTTAACATCTGCCAATTGA